CTTTTTTACCCGCTGTCGCCGCAAAGCGCCCGATTAGGAATTCATATGCATCACCTAACATATCAATTTCCATGTCACTGTGAACGAATGGTAAGTCGTCAAGATTAACCATGACTTTAGAGATTAAAGCAGTACGTTCTTTGACATTGTTACCTAGTCGCGTTGAACTCAAATCCATATCGCTGAACAGCCCGATAAAGTCATTTTCACTTTCTTCACCTAATGTAGATGTTTCAACTTTGCGAATCGCCGTCGCTAGATGTTCTATATCGAAATCTTGCGTTTCAATTTCACGAATCATCGCACTGAATAAATCTTGTGGCTCAATGAAGTAACCGACTTGATCAATTAATTCTGCTTTTAAGTCTTCACGATATTCTTCATCTGCCCATGCTTCTTGATACGTGATGTCTTCACCTGACAAGGCATCTGCATATTCTTGTTCGGCTTTTTCAGATAAGAAGCGATAGAAAATCAAGCCTAAAATGTAATTACGGAATTCACTCGCATCCATGTTCCCTCTTAAATCATTCGCAATCGACCATAATTTTTTATGTAATTCAGCTTGTTGCTGACGTTGTTTTTCAGTAATAGACATGTGATTCCTCCGCCTTTGCATAAGTAATTTATCTCTTTGTGTAATAGATTTATTATAACATTTGGTTATGTTGCGATGTTGATAATTTGGATGTTGGTGGTGGAAATTTTGAGTTTTAGTGGCGCAATTGTTATTGAAAAATTTTATAGAAATGTTGTAGCTTTCAAATGCTTTCAAAATCATTTATATTCTTAATGATGTCAAAAAGTTGTTCATTCATACATAAATAAAACCAATCAACAATTGAGTTGGTGAAAATCAATCGTTGATTGGCTTTGATGCATATTAAATAATGCAATATATTAATAAATGTTAGTTATAGTATATTTTGTCAGGATTGGGTGAATGTCTAAGTTTTAATTATTTATCTAAATTATCTGCAATGAATTTCTTAATTTCAGGAGAGAAATAAACAGCAAATCCTCTTGTGCTTTCACCTGATGGCTTATTACCGGCATAGATTACACCAATAGCTTCGTGTTTACTATTTAATATAGGTGAACCAGAGCTGCCAGGTTGGACAACCGCATCAGATGTCACTATATTTCCATTCACTGATAGTACTTTACCAGTTGATTCATACATTTGTAGTTTATTTCCATTAGGATTTGGATAACCAATGACTGATATAGGTTCATTTTCTTTAGCTTCTGATGCTATATTAAATTTACTAGTGAAATCTTTGAATTTTCTACCTTTTGGTTGCGTTGATTTTTCTTCAACTTGTACAACCGCAATATCTTCTTTACCAGGATAATCTACAATCTTAGTAACTTTATAAAGTCCACCACCGTTATTATAAAAACCATTAGGATGTGCTTTGATTTCATCACCGACTTTCATGTGATAAGTAACATGTTTATTGGTAATGATTGTATGATTCCCAACTACAAATCCTGTTCCAGCGCCCATCCATGTAACACCACTGTATGGTGCAACATTCGTGTTGGTAATTAATTTCACACTATTTTCTGCTTTGGCTGTTTGTTGAATACCATCAACCACTGTTGTGCCGACACCAGTTATTGATGTTAAAATCGTCAATGCCGCAATACTTTTGATGATTATATTTTTATTCATTTTTGTGCTCCTCTGTTTATTCATGATGCTTTTGATATAGACGTTTTTTTATGTTATATTCGACCGATGTTTTTCATTAAAATTATTGAACACATGCTCATGGTGTATATTTAAATTTGTTTATTGTTCAATGTGCTTTTGAATAAAATCTTTGATTTGAGGCGTAAAGTATACGGCACCATTATATTCAGAACCAATTTTTCCAATACCGCCATACACCACACCTATGACCTCATTGTTAGAATTTAGAACTGGTGATCCTGAATTCCCGGGTTCAATGTATGCATCAAAATTTAAAATATTGTCTTTGATTCTTTTTATAGTTCCTGTAGATTCAAACTGTTTAAAACTATTTTGAGCAGGTAATGGGTAACCAATAACTTTAATTTTGTCATCAACTTTAGCATCTTTCGCAAAATTGAATGCTTGGACATTTTCATTAAAATTAAAGCCTTTTGGTCCACGTTCAACTGCTTGTTCTTCAATATTCATGACAGAGATGTCTTCATCACCCGGATAATCAGAAATGCTTTTAATTTTATATATACCACCATTTACTTTGTCACCGTTTGGATGGGCAGTAATTCTATCGCCAACTTTATAATCTTTTGATACATGTTTATTGGTGATAATTGTATTTTTTCCAATTACAAAACCTGTCGCATCCTTAAATGAAACGACGCCATTATATGGAAAATTATTTGTATCTTTAACTTGCGTAACATTCTTCTCTGCATTTGCTATTTGTTGTGTCTCTTCAACGACTGCAGCATTTATTCCAGTTACTGAGGTTAGAATGGCTAATGCTGCCATGCTTTTAATGACTATATTTTTATTCATTTTCAAGCTCCTTTACAATTCGAGATATGTTGCAACGCTCGTTTAAAGTCAATTTGTTTATTTATCTATGTTTTCTGCAATGAATTTTTTAATTTCTGGTGTAAAGTAGACGCCATATGCATTTCTGTTATCATCATTTTTTACATCAGAAGCAAAATGAATACCAACTAATTCGTTGTTGCTGTTTAATACAGGTGATCCAGAGTTTCCGCTTTCAGTATGCGCTGAATATACAATACTGCTACCTTCTACTGACATCACAGGGCCAGTTGACTCATATAAAACATATTTATTTTTGTATGGGTGTGGATAACCAATCACTTTAATTCGCTCACCAGCTTTAGCCCCTGCCGCATATTTGAATGGCGTTACATTATCATTAAAATTAAAGCCTTTTGGTCCACGTTCTATTGCACGCTCTTCAACTTGAATGACTGATACATCTTCTTTACCTGGATAATTAATAATCTTTTTAATCGAATAAATACCACCATTACCTTTATCACTATTTGGATGTGCAGTAATACGATCGCCCACTTTGTAATTTTTCGACACATGTTTATTTGTTAAAATAGTATTCTTTCCAACTACAAATCCAGTTGCACTTTTAAAAGCAACTACACCAGTATATGGAAAAATATTAGTATCTTGAATTTTTGTGACATTATTTTCTGCTTTGGCAGTTTGTTGAACTTCCTCAACCAATGTTGTTCCAATACCTGTTACAGATGTTAAAATTGTTAAAGTTGCTAAACTCTTGATGACTACGTTTTTGTTCATTTTAAGTTCCTCTTTTTTAATTATTTTGATATCTAGATACATAATTCAGTATATTTAGTTGGTTATGTAACCGTTTTCTTAATCACTCTTTAAAAAATCAACTTCACGAATGAATTGATGATACTTATTTTTCAATATTATTTTGAATAAATTCTTTTAATTGTGGTGTGAAATAAACACCGAAATTCTTTTCAGATTCATCTTTTCCACTACCTGCATATAAAATACCAATCAGTTCATGTTTAGAATTCAATACAGGAGATCCTGAATTACCTGGTTGTGCATACGCATCAAATTCTATAAACGTTCCACTGATATGGTTAATCGTTCCTGTCGATTCAAACATTTTATATTTTGTTTGTGCACCCTTTGGATAACCAATAACAGAAATTCTATCTTTCGCTTTTGCTCCTTCTGCAAATTTTGTATAACTAACGTTCTTATTAAAATTCAAACCTTCTGTACTTGTTTCATGAACATGAACTATCGCAAGGTCTTCTTTTCCAGGATATTCTACAATGTCTTTAACGTCGTAGTTTCCTCCGCCTTTACCTTTACTCGAATAATGTGCTGCTACTCTATTTTTAAAAATATCATTACTTTTAGCGATATGTTTGTTAGTTACGATTGTATTTTTACCAACAACTACACCAGTACCACCCGCAAATGCTACCACTGAATTGTATGGTGCCTTAGTTGCATCGGTAATTTCTTTGACATTCTTTTCTGCTTTGGCAATTGAATGAGGCTGATTAGAAATATTTTCAGCGAAACCAAGAGATGTTAAAATAGTTAAAGCAGTTAAACCTTTAACCATTACATTTTTATTCATATTTTACCTCCTTCCAAATTTATTTTTATAGTTAATGTATCTAGATACACATTTACTATATACATTTTAAATAAAAATATTAATTGAATATTAATTAACCACTTATTAACATTTTATTAAATAATTATACATGAATTGACTCATTTATTTAAATATGCTTAAAACTCAATATCACGCAATTAAAATTGACTTTTTAGGATTATTTTGGTCTTAAATATTAATTATTGAATTAAAATTGTAATATTTATTCGGAAATTAGGTAATTGAAAATATATGGCGGAATGGTGAACAATTCATGTATTTAAAATCTTTCACTTTATTATGTATTGTGTTTAACAATATTATTAGCGATTAGTTCCCCTATTATTTATGACAATATGCAGTCAATCAATGAAACATGTATGTATGAGTATATTTGGAACTAGTAATGTATTGTTAATTATTGAAGATGATTGAATTATGGAATTTTTTTCGAGATATGTTATTTCGGGGATCAGATTTTGCGATTTCGCCTTGGATAGAGTAGTTGCGATTTGTAAATACGTTTTTCAGGTTCGATTCAATTTCGTTGTTAAGATAATATGGATTAGTTTCACTGACATGTTGATGCATGTCTTTTTTGTTCTGATAAAGTATAAAATGTTTACTTAACATTACTTAGTATGACACCTGCTAATTCAAACATTATTTGAGACATTCTTTTCAAATTAATTATAAATTTTTACCTATAGACTAGTTTGATATTTATCTACATCTCAAAATTCTCATCAACAATCTTTCACATCCAACATTTTTACTTTAGTTTTTATAATTCAAAACAACAAAACGATGTTAAAAAATTATTCTATTTTTTAGTTAATAGATAGTTAATACATTTTTGATATTTAGTTAATTGTTCTTTTAAAAAAATATTATTATATTTTCATTGTAAACGTTTACAATATAAAAAAAGGAGCAATTAAAATGAATACAAAATTTTTAGGTAAAACATTAGTAGCAAGTGCTTTAGTATTAACAACATTAGGAACAGGTTTACATTCTTCATACTTAGGATTAAATACAAATAAAGTTGTTAAAACAGCAAAAGCAGAAGAAAAAATGACAAATGGTCAATTGTGGAAAAAAGTTAAAGATTCATTAATTGATTCAAATATTATTAGTGGTAACGAAAATGAAGAGATTACAGTAACATATGTTAATAAAACCGGATATTCTTCAAGTGTTTCTGCCTATGGTAATAATAATGACGATTTTTCAAGTACTCCAAGTAATTTTTCTAAACTTAAGGAAATTGACTTGAAAAAAGATAATGTACCGTCAGATGATTTTAATACTACTGTTAGTGGTGAAGATAGTTGGAAAACACTTACATCTAAATTAAAGGAAAAAGGTTTGGTTACAGATGGACAAACAGTAACTATTCATTGTAATGATAAGTCTGACAATACAAAATCATCTGTTTCAGGTAAAGTAGGAGCAGATCTGACAAGTGGCAATGGAACTACATTCAAAAAACGCTTTATTGATAAAATCACAATTGATTAAACCTTAAACTCAAATTTCCTTAATTCATAAAACCTTAATAACTAACCCTTTCTTACAAACCACCTAGCCCATAATATATTAAAACGTCATTTTTATTTCAATTAGCGGAAAATAAAAAAACCATTCCGCATTAACTTTGGCAAGTTGGAATGGTTAAAAAATATTTTAGAAGCCAGCGTTTGGCTTGCTTTGACGACATGTTCGCGCATGTCGTCTTATTTTTACATTTATATAATAACACGCAATTCAATAAAATGTCTAATCAATAAACCTCAATTACATTCAAATTCAAAAACTTTGCACCTAATATTCATCGCTTAAATAAACATTACGTTTAATTAACCAGACATTGTCAATCGCGTCTAATACCCCTGCTGTCCGAATACAAAATTATTTTGTATTCATATTTATCTGTTCTCTTTCCTCCCTTTTAAACGCAACTAAATTTCTTTTACCATTAGCGCCCCAATCTTTAATCTTTAATAGTTCTACCGCTCCATTTATTAAATCCTTTAAAGAGTAAAACTGCTAATAGCAACGTGATAATAATATAGATCGCCAATGTTAATGTAACTGGTATACTCCCTTCGATAAACATATAAACGTAACACGTAGCATATGTGATTGGTAAATAGAACCACGAATGATCTCCAAGCACTTCTAATCCAAAATAAACGTTAAAAATAAACATTAAAACTCCGACAACAATAGCCATTACATCTTTAATGAAAAATATATCTAACATTATCACAAATTATTAATAATGTTAAAAATGACGGTACTAAATAAATTAATAAATATTCCATTGTCATGTATTGCTAAACGATTATGACGCTAAAAAGGAATAATTATTAAGTTTATAGAAAACATCTGTATAACTTACTACAAATACTGAAAATAATATAAGGATTTAAGATCGTAAAATCTAAACTAAGGAGATGTTTAAATGCATTTGAAACTGAACGATGAAGATTTAAATTATTTAGTAAATCTAAGTAAAGAAATACTTGAACAATACAACATTAAATTAGACGAAACTTGTAAGGGAGATATTAACATAACATCATGTAATTCTGAATAATTTTTCACTTTAAGCTATTTTTTAAAGCCTGGAAAAGCAACTATAAATTTCAGAGAATGCCGTTACAACTATAGCTTGTTACGTTTAAATCTTAATGACGGTTTTCATAAAAACTCTAATAATGAGAAAATAAGGGGAAATAGAATTAATATATTTTCTGAAAAAGAATTTATACAAAAAGCTGACGGCGCAACCCATATGAAAGCATATCCTTTACCTTATAATATATTTGACGATAGCTCTGATTTTGTAAAACAATTATTTACTTTGCTTGAATATACAAAAACTAATCATAATGATAATATTAAAATTGAAACTAATCTATTCATGAGTTGGTGATACTATGCATGACAACACAATTAAATCTATTAGCAAAGACTATTTTGATTACTTACAAACAGAATCAAAGTTTATCCCATTAGAAAATGAAACTATAGAATTTTATTCACCTATCGTCGATTATTTTGGTGATTCTATTTCTGTAAATATATCTTTTTCAGGGGATCGATATAAACTAACTGATCATGGTGAAACTTTATGGAACATGGAACAATTAGGTATAGATTTAACTAGTAATAAAAAACAAAAAAAGTATCAACTTCTCAATAATATTGTACAAAACTACAGTCTAGTCATCGAAAATAAGCACATAAACTTTTATACAAATAGAATAAACTTATCTCAAGCTATTCATGATTATGTTTTGGCTATTTCCGAGATCAGTTATTTGGGAATATTAAAGAAAGAAAATATTAAGTCCTTATTTAAAGACGAAGTGATGCAATATTTTCTATCAAACAGAAAGATTTATCCTAATATATTTCCCGAATTTAAGGTAGAGGGGAAATCTAAGTTAATCCATAGTTTCGAAGCAGTATTTCCAGGAGAAGCTACAGAGTATGTTAAAACAATTAAACGAATCGATAAAAACAATGCAAAAAATGTCCTTTTCGATTGGAATGATGTTGAAATACATAGAAATAAAAATTTTGATTCTAATGCTAGACTTAATATCATTACAGAACAACAAGATGATATTAGCGAAGCAGTATCAACAATGTTGTCTCAATATAATGTAGAGGTATTTTCATTTGAAAACAAAAAACAACTTGAAGAAAAGTTTAGTAACGTATAATTATCGTGTTATATAATGTTTCTTCGATAATAGTTTCTATTTCAATTAAATCACCGATACTTAAAATGATAAATTTACCAATACCAAGTTTGTAATGAACTTTCACCGTCATACAATCATAGATGCTATATCTACAAAACGAACCACGCCGATTAAGACGTGGTTCCATTTTTTTAATAATTTTTTATATGTTGGAAGTTTCTAAATAATTCTACTTTCGTAAATTTAGCACCCTGCTATTTAGCAAAGTAATCTACATTTCCCTAACTAAAAATTATCATGTGTGTAAATAAAAATTATGTTAGTTCTTTAATTCCGTTTGATAATTGAAATAATTGCACTTTGTTGATTATTTAATCATATACAATTCTATACTCCAGGATTAGTTTCTTTAGAATCCGTACCGATTAATTTAACAGTATGGTTTTGCCAGTCAACTTCATAAGTAGATGTAAACGTTACTGTATTTTGATTTTTGTAGTTATTACCAATCCAGTGTAGTCGATTCCATTGATTAGTATATCTATCCATTTCTCTTTGGTAAGTTACTTTGATTTTAGATTTTTTTGTATCATTTTGTTTATGAGAAAGTACGCTTATAAATTCTGGGTTAAAGTTACCACGCGCCAATAAAGGCATTTGATGTGTTGGCAAGAAATTTTGTCCAGCATTTGAACTACTTTGTCTACCACCTAAAAACAGTTCATTACCATATGTTGGGTCATAACTATCTCTACCATATGGTCCCCAACCATTATTCATAATTTTGTGCGCCTCAACACCCCAGCCAATTGATTTATGATTTGTTTTTCTATCAATCGTAGTTCTGTAACTTTCTTGTTTATAATTTATTGTTTCTGAAAATGATTTTGATCCATTCAATCCACCTGATAAGCCATTAGATATATTAATATCTCCGCCATAAGAATAACCTAATGTTTGTTGAACTTGGAATTCTTCATTTTGATTTTTAGGTGCATAGTCAACAACATTTACAGCATCATTTGATTCTGAACTAACCGAAACATTATACTTACCGCCCCAATAAAACTGTGAGTAATTGTAATCTTTTGGATTAGGCTTTTTATAACCTGAATTAATGTTTCCGGCTGCCTTAAGTACTAATGTATCTTTGTCATAACTTTTATCCTTAATGAAATTAAACGTTAAAATTTGAGAAATATTCAATTTATCATTATCAGATGTTGCTGTTGTTTTGTATAAAGTGATTTTGTCATCTACTTTTTTCTCGCTTACAGGTGTGATATGTTGAGCTGCATCAACTGTATTCGATAGCAAAAGCAGTGCAATTGATGAAGCAACTGATGATTTGACTAATTTTTTCATTTTCATATTAATTATGTCCTTTCACTTTAATTTCGTGTGTTTTCCAATTAACTTCATATCTAACTACAAAGTTTCTATTTACAAATGCATTATGCTTTCTTTCTGCGTAAATACCAGTTCTAGGGAATAAAGTCGCATATGTAATATCTAAGTTTCTACCATATGAAATTTCAAATTCACTCGTATCACTTGAACCTTTTTCATGTGATAGTGTAGTGATAAATGATGGATTAAAGCCACTTTGAACTAAAGGTGGCAATTGATTATCAGGAGCAAAATATTCTCTTGCTGAACCTGTTGGACCATTTGGACTTTGTACGAATAAATATCTATCATGCGCAGATTTTTTACCATCAGGCGTAACAAATTCGTTTGCTTTAACACCCCATTTAACTGATTTTGAGTTTTGCTTGTCTACTTCACTGACATAACTCTTTTGGGTATAACTAATTGTTTTAGAATAATTAAATGAGCCATTGCCACCTATAGATGGTGCTGACTGGAAATTACCTCCAATGTTATATCCTAATGTTTGACCAACATCAGTAGTTTCTATTTTGTTTTTAGGAAGGTAATTGATTAAGCTAACATTTGGATCTTTAGTCGTCAGTCCTATATTATATTGGAATGGCCAAATCATTCGTTTAGTCAATTCATATCCACTACCCTTCACATCTGAAAATGAAGTTCTGGAATTAATAAAACCTTGCATTTTAACAATTAAAGCATCTTTGTTATATTTTTTATCTTTTACAAAGTCGAATTGAACATTTTGAGTAACGCCCCATTTCTTACTACTTACATCCTCCGTACGTTTGATTACTTCAGCACCATCACCAATATTCTCTATATTAGTATTAGCTCTAGATTCTTGAATCGGAGATGCTAAAGGCGCAATCAGTCCTACTGACAAAGTTGCAGCTAACATTTTTTTCTTAAACATAAGTTTCACTTTCTTTCTATATAAATTTTTAATACAAATTTATTCTAGATTATTTCACTTATTTATAAAATTAACTGTTCATTAAAAAATAAAATGCTATAAAATATTAAAAATGATACAATTTATTCATTTATGATGCTGAAAACCGGTCATTTTGGCGCAACCTTCATTACATTTAAATAGTTCCCTTTATACTCGAACAATATGATAAAATTGCCGATGCTCAACTTTTTCGCTATAAAAATCAAAACGAACTTTAATCAAATCTTAAAAAATAATGTTTGTATTATCAAAAATAATCTATAATTGAATTTAAAATTAACTGATTATTAACTATTGTCCGTTAAACGGAGAGGATTACTTCGTATACTGTTATAACTGAAATCTTCTATATATCATTTCGTAATATCGCTAGCTTCATCTAAAAAATTTAATGCTATGATTTAGCCGAATTAAAAACATATATATATTTACTATGAACTAAAATTTCACTTTAAAAATAAAAAACCATGATTTCGAAGTCTTCATAAACTGAAGCTTCTACTCTCATGGCAATTTATACTATGATATTCAATTATAATGCCTAGTCTCATAGTAAACGGCTACTACATTCGCATGTACTTCGTTTTACTGTCCACGCATGGTCGTTGACTTATTTATATTATAATATAAATATTTTATTTTTCAATACTTAATTTTAAAAATCCCCTATGAAAATGTTGATGAACTACATCTTTAAATCTTATTATACATTGTATAAAATTATATTGCGAGGTACTAAATTGATGATATACACTTTTGGTTGTGTATGCATCTCACCTATCTTTTTTTGCTTTTTTCAAATAAGAAAGTATTAAAAATTAATGCCTATACAACGTTAAAGGAGGAACAGACATGGCTAAACTTGATTTAAATAGTCTTGACGATGAGCACGTAAAATTATTAATAAATGAATTAAAATATCCAGAAACTCATATCGATGTAAATGAATAAAAAACAATAGTTGCTAGTCGAATAAATGAAAGGCAAGAAATAATAAGTTTTAAGTTAGGAATAAAGTACTTCTTAACAATAAAAAGGGATAACATAGAAAAAGATAGGTTTTCAATTTCAATCATTTTCAAAGATACCTATCACACCCTAGTTAGAATAGATATTAACGGTGGTACTCACGATAATCCAGATGGAACAATCGCTCCGAAAAGTCATATTCACATATATAATGATAAGTGTGATAAAAAGGATAGGTTTGCTTATGAAATTAACTTGAAAGATTTCCCCGACATCTATAACTTGTATAATGTGTATATGTCGTTTTTAGAGTAAAAAAATATAAAAGACCTTGAATAAAGGAGGGATAATATGACTACGTTTGATGCTAAAAAATTAAAAAAAGAATATCTTGATTGGTATAATCAGATTTTAGAGTTTTCTAATTTATCAAACAATTCAGTAAAAATAGATACCCCTTTTAAAGATAATTCTTTAGATAATTTAAAAATATACGCTTTATACGATCAGTCCAGAGACATGATTACACTGACTGATGACGGCTATACTATATTTGGTTTAGAAAATAACGGTGTTTCTATAAATAAATTTAAAAAACGTAAAAAGATTTTTGAAGAGCACCTTTCAGCTTACGGTATTAAATATAACGATAAAACTCACGAAATTTTTGTTCAAACTAACTTTAAAAATTTTAATAAATCGAAACATAATTTATTACAGTGCCTTATATTTGTTAATGATATGTACTTACTTTCTAATCCTAAGTCACAGAACATATTTACAGAAGATGTTGCAAACAAATTGGATGAACATAACATTTATTACGGAAGAGATATACCTATTATAGGAAGCAGTGGTGTTGTTCATAATTTCGACTTTTTTATTAGCGCTAAGAAAAATCAAAAAGAAAAATTTATCAATGTTTTTTCTAACCCTAATAATTCTATGATTATTAAGTCGAAAATAACGGATGCTATGCAAGCAAAAAAATAAAAAGACACAGGCAAAATGAGTTTATTTTTATTTTAAATGACTCAAAAAAAGAAATAAATGAACATAATAAAAATCTTCTTCATGAAAACTATATTAGTACAATAGATTATAGCGAATTAGATGAAAAGATAGGTTTATTGATTTAATATTTATAGACGTGATAATATCAATGTTTATATTAAATGAAACGAATTTGAAAATTTCGAAACAGCTTAAGATAGCAAATTGAATAGTCTTATAGATAATGCAGAATCGTCTACACATAGTTAAACAAATTATTTGAGAATAATTATTGTTAAACTATGTGGATAGGCGATTTTATTTTGACAAGAGTCAGAAGAACATATATTAAGGATTTCAAATTACAAATGGCTAAACTTTATGAAAATGGTATGACTAGAATCGAAATTATACGCGAATACGATTTAACACTCTCAATCTTCTCGAACTGAATAAATACTGGGTCATTCAATCATTAAGACAACTTAATAAGTGATGATATATGTTCATACCATTTTGCAAATATAACCAGATACTCTCAACAAAATGTAGAGTTCAAAATTAAAAATGTCAACATTATAGTAAACTAACATAGTCCCCTGTTCATATTCTTCAATCTTTAAATCTTATCGAACAAATAAAAGCAGATAATTTTTTAATTTGAACGTTTTATTTTAGAACAAAAAAGAGCAAGGTTAACGAGTCAGAAAATCTTTTTCTTGATACGTATATGACACTTGCTCTTTTAAGAATCTGAATATTTCACGCTATTTCCATTAAATTAGCGGAGAATGAATGATATCTTTATACTAATAAATTTAACTTTTTAACGTATAAAATTAATGCATTGTACTAAAGTTTCAATTATTTTATAATTGTATGAATGAATCGTATACACTTAGGTAGTCAAATCTAAGAATTTAGATATTGTTTAATTTTAAAACTATCGATTCACATATAAATAAAAGGAGATAACAGCATGAGGAGATTACTCAGTCTATTACTAGCTAGTACAATGATTTTAGTCGCATGTGGGAATGCTAACAATGAAAATAAGAAAAAGGAAGACGAAAAAAAATCAGAAGTAAAAAAAGAAGCTACGAAAAATAATGATAAACCAAAGAACGAAAAGAAGAATCAAGATATAAATAAAAACAATAATGAGCAAGTTCAAAATGTCAATAATAAACAACCAGTCTTAAATAATAATAGTAATCATAACAATCAACAACAAAGCAATAAAAATAATTACACAGTTATAGAAAACGGGAATACAGTTACAGAAATTTATAATGGACAATCACACACAACTACAAATAACCCTATTAGAGAAGAATATGTAGAGGGAGAAACAGACCCGATATATAAAAGAGAGTATAAGCATTTTTATACACCTAAAGAAGCTCAAAGAGCACAAGAAAATAGCGACCAAATTTTAAGAGAAATGGGTCTCGAACCAGAAAGATATGAATAAAATCAAACTAAATAATTTCGGGTAGCCCCCCTACCCTTATTATTTTTTTGCTAAGAAGTAATAATTATATTTCTAATATGATTAGGTTCGATGTTAATGGTAGTGATCATGCAAATCCACCAAATAATGAAAGAATACCTACGCCACATATACACATATATACTGAAGAATATAATAATGGTGGTATTGCGATCCCATTAAAAGATATTGAAGATTTAGAATTAACAGATGAAATTATAGAATCATTAGACTTCTTTATGAAGTATACTAATATAAAACACGATAATGTTATAAAAGAACCAAGATTACTGTAAAAGAAATGGAGGGATACTTAGTGAAGACTATCGAAGAAAGAATGAACGAATATTTCAACTGGTTAAAGCAAAATTATATCTTCAAAGAATTAGATAGTTCTACAGAAATTACTACTCCCTTTAAGAACCATTTGAATGATTTTATTAGAATATATGCTGATACACTACCTAATAATGAAATTTGTCTATCAGATGACGGATTGACGATTAATGAATTAGAAATGTTGGGTATTGATATAAACACAAAAACGAGAACTAAACTTATACAGAATATTTTAAATCAATTTAATTTAAAATTAGTTGATAAAGAAATTACAGCGGATGTTAAAAATGAGAGTTTTGCTCAGTCTAAACATAATTTAATTCAAGGCATATTGAAAATTTATGACCTTACTTTAACTACTAAATCTAACGTTACAAACATATTCTATGAAGAAGTATTTGAATTCTTATATGACCAAAAAATAAGAGGTTTAGCACAAGTTTCTGTTTCTGGAGAATCAGGTTTAAAATATTCTATTGATTATATTGTTTCTGAAACAAAATCACAACCAGAAAAACTAGTTAACTTTACAAACAACTTAGATTTCAACAAAATAACTAATGAAGCTTATATTTACCGTGATATCAAACCAAACAGACCATCCAGAAACAAATTAGAACCTATCATGTTGATAATTGTAAATGATGTAGATCATCCGATAAATGAAAGAGCACAAACTGTAGCAGAACATGAAAACCTTGAGATATTAAAATGGTCTAATAAATCAAAAATCATTGAAACTTTAACCTCATAAATTAGCAGTAGTCCCTTATTTATATTCTTTAATTTCCAAACCATATCGTGCAAATAGAAAAGCAGATAACTTTTTTATTTGCACGTTTTATTTTAGAACAAGAAAGAACAAGGTCAACGAGTCAGAAAAACTTTTTCTTGATACGTATTTGACACTTGCTCTTTTAAGAAAACTAACAATTCATTGTATTTCCGTTAAATTAACGGAGAATTCGGATTACCTAGATAGATTTACCTCTAGAGTGTTAAAAAATTGTACATTCTTAAACAATCATAAATGTACGTTATTAAATTATCATTTCCACTGGAGAATCATGTCGACTAAAAGATTATAAAAGTAAAAATACATTTAAAAGCACGTCATTTTCAAACCGCCATAAAACAGCATTTTTAAACCGCTATTGACATAAAATATATTTAGAATAAATCATTTAGAAAAATTAAATAATTTAACCGGCAATAAACTAACTATTTACATGAATCTATAAAACACTTAGAACAAAAGTTCGAAAAACGCACTTTATGATTGTATAGTGATATCAAATATACTTATCAGTGAGTATTAAGAAATACTTCCATTTTAATACTCTTAGAATCAACAACTTTATTATCTCCGTAAATATTTAAAAACTTATATGGAACAAAAGGTACTAGTTCTTTTTTAGGAAATAAGTCAAACCAAAAACTTGTATTGTTCTTTTCAGTAAATTTTATATATCCAGATTCAAATGCAGAACCATCAAACTCGTATAGCTTTTTTTCTTTAGTGAGCCAGTGTCTTGCTTTGTAATCTAGTTCCTGAATAGTAACCATATTCTTATTTGTAGTTATTGTAAATCCAAGTGATTGTCTATTGTCGATTGTTACCTGTACAGTAATTAATTTATCTCTTTCATTTTCTGAACTATTAAATGTAAGACCACCATACATACAACAACCTCCAAAATTTTGGTTTATATCCGGTTCAGATTTAGGTATTATACATGTATAAAAATATGGAACGCCAAAAATGTCTACTTTTTTATCTTTATAATTGTTAGCTAATTCTGTATTTTCTAATTCAGTTTTAACCTCATTATAACTCTTATACTCAATTGGAAAAATTAAATCATGAGATAAAAACTGTCTAGAATTAATAACTCCTCTTCCTTCAACAGGTGGAGACGTATAAAGATTCATTACATTACCCATAGTTCCCTTATTATTTTTATAATCACTTACTTTATTTAGTTCGTCTAATTTAGGATCGGGTTGAGCATTCACATAATTCATATTATGAAAAACTATTTCTAGAATCAAAATAATAATTACAGTAGATAATTTCTTCATAAAACCTCCTCTAACTTATTCAGTCTATTTGACAATGAACCTTATTATAAATTCACGCTTATAGATAGTTCAGGTTGTAGTGTGTCGATAGCATTGTTTTAAAACTAAAAATTCACTAGCAGAATAAATTAAAATTCTATTTATCATTATTACTAATTACAACAAATAATTTTGAATCCGTATTCAAGATAATATATAAATTTCAAATTTTACTACAATTCAAATCATTTTCCTCTCATAAAATGGTTTAATTTCATGATTCAGTTGATAATCATCAATCACTTAATCTTTATATAAAAATACATCAATATGATAATTAGATGAGCTAACTGTTCTATTATCACTATAAAATTGAAAAAACTCTGCTCCCACTGAACCTTTTACGTTATATAAATCATAATAAAATGATTGATCTTGATGATTATGAGAATGAAAGAAAATGCATCCTTTTTGTATGTTACCGGTATCTTTATTGTATATTTTATATAAATTTTCTAATTTAAATCGAACTTTAGTGTCTAATTCTTGTACTGTTACTTTAGCCTTTTTGGTTTTTATAACAAAACCTTCTTGTTGGACACCATCTTTAAATACATTAACGCCTATAACTTTCTCTTCATCTAATTGATTTCCATCATGTATCGTAACTCCTCCGTATAAGCATGATGTTTTTTCTTCAGTTAAGCCTACACATTTATTTCCAAAATACAGTCCATAAATATCTATATTTTTTCCTTTAAATTGATTTGCTAAATCTGATGAGTTAAACTCAACTTTCAAACTAGAAGTTTTAAGTACGGATATATCAATATTTTTTAATATTATAGTATTATTCAGTAGTTGATCTGTACTAATTTTATTTGACTCGTCTAATTGCCACGTTATATCAGTATAATAGCTTGTTAAATTAAATAACTTACTACTATCTAGATCAGATTTTTTCTTTAAATCTTTTTTGTCTACTTCAGCATTAACATAATTATTATTAATAAGACATAATAAAGTTATTATAATTGCAGCTATGTAGAACAATCTCATAAGCTTTTTAATATTTTTTATAATATTCTCTCCCTCAATTATTTTTTGGTTAAATGAACTTCTACATTAATAGATTTACTCTCAACTGTTTTATTATCATTATAAATTAGTAAATATTTAGTCGGATAAAATTTTTTACCAGATTCAGGCATCAAATCATACCAAAAAGAATGACCACTTCCTTCGATAAACTTTATATAGCCAGTCTCATAAGGCGAACTGTTAAATTCATATAAATTTTTATGCTTAAGTAAATAGTTTCTAACTTTATAATCTATTTCTTGTGCTGTTATGTTTTTCTTATTAGTAGGTATATCAAAAGATAATGAATTTCTCTCGTTTTCATAAACTTTAATTAAGATATTATGAGAGTTATCAGTTGAATTATTTTTATCTATTTGATTTCCATCATGCTCGGTCACACCGCCATACATACACGTTTTTTTCAATTAATCTACCATCATTTAATTCCATATTATCCAATGAAAAATAGCATTGATTATAATAGTTTGTCCCAAACAAATCTACGTTTTTATTTTTATATTTATCCGAAAGGCTTTTATTATTAAATTCTGTTTTTAAAATTTTAGAACCATTTATTTTAAATAATAAATCATGTTGTAAAAACTTTTCTTGGGATTTAATGTTTGTTTCTGATACGTGTTTATCATCATACAAATACCTCATATTATCCATTAGACCAGTGAATTCACTCGCTTTATTCAATTGTTCTGGTTTAGGATTGCCATTTAACATAAATAGTAAGCTGCAAGACTTAACACATATGAAGATAAAGGCAAATAACTTCATTACAACAACTCCATATTTTAATTTTTTATAAATTTGATGTATTACAGGGAATATTTAACGTACACATTAGCCCTAGAGACTTTAAAATTTAAATAGTTAATACATATATTAATTTCGTATAAATTCGCATTTTAGTGTTAAAACTAATTATCATTAGTTACTATCTACATATGATATTTCGACATCAAGATGAAATTTTTCAGATTCTATTATTTTATTATCTTCATAAATTTTCAAAAAACTTACAGGCAGTCCATCTCCTGTATAAAACAAATCATATGAAAATGATTTTTCATTATTTAAATGAAATAAAACTTTCCCATTATTAAAACCTGAATAAAATTTAGATTTATATCCATATTCTTTGCCTTTACCAGTGTTATTATGACCATATATATTGTATTCTTCTTGAAGATATCTTCTTAATTTAACATCAATTTCTTGAGCTGTTACTAGTTTTTTATTAGTTGCTATTTTGTCAGTAGAAATTGTTTTATGTTTGCCATTAACCCAAAGATTAATAGGGATTTTTCTAGCAGAATTTAAGTATTGTCCTGATAAAGTGGCCCCTCCATACATGTATTTAGATTTACAAGGACCATTATAATCAATGCCAAAAATATCCAGTTTCTTTCCTTTAAATTTACTTATTTCGTCCCAATTATTAGATTCTGAGATCAAATCATTGGTACCTGTTGAAAATTCGAGTTGATTTGCAATAGGTAGGTTTTTATCTGTGACGCCTTTTAAATCTATATAATCATGTTTTGTATAGAAATTTCTTAAGTTACCTACACCAATATCACCTTGAGCATACGTAAGATCTTTAATGTTAAAAAGTAATATAAAAACTAATATAAAACTATATTTAAATTTTTTCATGGCATTTCCTTTACTAAGTTATGATTGAAATACTTCAACTTTCGTCCTTATAAGATATTTCTACATCTAAATGGAATTTTTCAGTTTCGACAGTTTTGTTGTCATTATATATTTTTAAGAAACTTTCAGCTTGTCCTGTTCCAGTATCAAATAAGTCATAAGAAAATGATGAACCATCATTCAAATGAAATAATATTTTTCCTGCATTAAATCCAGAACTAAATTTTGACTTATTACCATAATTTCTTCCTTTATTTGTATCATTAAAGCCATAAATATTATATTCTTCTTGTAGATATCTTCTTAATTTAGTATCAATTTCTTGAGCTGTTACTAACTTTTTATTAGTTGATACTTTGTCAGTAGATATAGTTTGATGTTCTCCATTAACCCAAAGATTAATAGGAATACGTCTAGATTTCTCTAAATAATCACCTGCTAATGTAACTCCACCGTATATATATTTGTTTTTCAAACAATATCCACTATAACTTAGACCATATACATCTACAGCATGATTTTTGAATTTCTTTACATCATCAACGTTCTTAAATTCAGCTGTTACTGTCGAATTATCCATAGAAAAAACTAATTGATGCGAAAGATGATTATTTTCAGGATTAATACTTTGGTGGTCTTCAATTGGATAGCTACCATAATAGTTCCTAAGATTCAAAACTCCGACATCAGCGGTTGCGATATGATTTTGCGAATAGCAAAACAATAAAACAACAATGATAAGTATTCTTTTCATATTTTATTTCTCCTATATTTAAACTTCTCTATCTTTATTATCTTTTATTGTAAAAATAACCAATTCTTCTTAAATCATCATGATTCTATCCCACTTATATATTATTACTCGTTAATCTGGTTTTGTTATCTATACTAAAATAGAAAGCTTTTTATAGTAATAAAGTTAGATTTGAATCACTATTCGTTCTTCATCATTTACTAAGCTACTTTGTAAAAATATGTTAATATCTATAGTTCTTTATAGGATTGTAAGTTGATATCCATCAACTTTCAGATTGTTATGTAAATAAATAAACATCAATATGATAGTCTGATGAATCTATTGTTTTATTATCATTATAAATTTGCAAATATTGATCTGGTAAATTTCCTTTAATATAAAATAAATCATAATAAAATGATTCTTTATGCTCCGAATGAGAATGAAATTTAATATAACCTTTTTGTACATCACTAGTCATTCTGTCATACAATTTATATGCATTATTTAATTTTGTTCTTACTTTAATATCAAGTTCTTGTGCAGTAACTTTCTTTTTATCTGTAGTAACGATAAATGTATTAACATTTACATTATCCTTATACACAGCTACTCCTATATTTTTAGGCTCGCTTAATTTATTATTTTCATGAGGTGTTACCCCACCATATGTACAGGCAGTATCCACTTGATGCTCACCATGACAATGTGCTTTATAGTAAACACCATAAATATCAACAGTCTTTCCTAGAAATTCTTTAGAAATCGCTGATGAGCTAAATTCCACTTTTAAATCTTTAAATTCAGCAGATATTCCATCTAACCAATTAATACTTTTAAATAATAAATCGAAGTCTAAGAATTTTTCTGTAGTTGATACAATTGATTTTACTGTCGTAAATCGATTATTTATATAATCATCATTAATATTATGTAAAGCAATAGGGTCTACACTTGACTTCTTACACAAACTCTCTATTTTAGGATCTTCTTCATTTGCATATGCATTGTTTACACTACATATTGCAATTAAATTTAAAATTAATAATAATACATTTAACATTACTTTACTATTTTTAATAATATCCCTCCTTCACAAAATTTTTTTCTTAATAAACTGAAAAATTCTGTTTTTAATCTTTAAATATTCACTAATATTATTAGATTACGATTTTAAACTTAACAATCCTACTTACTATTGAACAAACAAATTTTAAATTAAGTGACTCAGATAATAGACAAAAAACCTTAAAAATAGCGCTTAAAATGGGTAAAACCATTTTAAGCGCTATAACGGAGAGTGAGGGAGTTTTAAAAACCTATAACAACGGTCAATTCGAGTTATTAGGAACGTTTTAGGGACGTTAATTTCCATACAAAAATAACCACGTCAATTAAGACGTGGTTTTCTAATTATTTAACTTACTAATTTTCTTTTGATATATTTTGGGTATGCTTTTTGCGGGTACAAATCGCCTTTTTTATGGTCAAGTACTACGTATCTATCGTTTACCCAATATATTGCATGTCTTCCATCTGTAATTTTTATAAAGTTCTTACCCGATTCAAATACTTCTTTTACATTCAAATTTTTAAACTTTTCTTTTGTAACAAACATATTTTGGGCTTCTTTTATTTATCTTCTTCGTTTTCAAGCGATCTTTGATACTCGTATAACTTTATTATCGTTCTGAATCTGGCATCTGATAAAGATGTTTTTCCATTCCTTAAATCTTGCACAGTTTGATATGGTAATCCGGAATTTTTAGCAATTTTATATCCTGTTTCTTTTTCGAATAACTTTTCTATTGATTCAATTATTTCTTTTATTGCTGTCATTTTTATCCCTCTTCCATAAATTGATAAGCAGTAAAGTAGTAAGCAGTGCAACAACACTTTTACTTATATCGTTGCCTAAAAACACGTTTATCCAAATAAGAATGATTAAAATAATGTAAATTGTTTTCATAGTATTTTAGTGTTAGAATTTATATATAGACAGCCCTTTCGGGCTTGTCTACTTACTTATCGTCTTTTTTCAATGTTTTCGCTATGGCAATTGCTGACATTGTATAAAAGGCGATTTCTGCTATAGTTTTAAAATTTTCTAACACTTTTTATCCTCCTCTCAACTGGTATACCTTATTATATCACGGTTAAACGTGATATGCAATACTTTTTATAAACTTTTTCGTTTTTTTTGCATAAAAAATAACCACACTCCTAAATTAATAGGTGGTGTGGTTTGATCATTTATAATATAACATAAAAAACAACCACCCAGCAACTAGTATGGGTGGTTTAAGTATGCAGTCAGCTTCTTACTACTATACGCAAGTAAGCCCTCTGCACAGCCGGATTGGCTACCGGTAATGTGGTTTTAAGCCAGATTGGTTACTGGTAATGTAATTACATTATAACATAAAAAAATAGGCAAGTACCGAAGTACCTGCCATATGATGTGGTGGACATTAATTATAACATATTAACTGATTTCTCCCCATAAGTCACCTAATACCTGATTAGGCGGGGCAGAACCATTCCATGTTCTAATAGGCAAGTAATAACGTTGCCCCTCCCATGTATATCCTACCCAAACATGACCATCTTGTAACATCACTTCTGTATAATCACAATACCCACCAGGTTGGAACTGATAACCCACTGGACAAGATAAGAATGGCCCCACTTTTCTTACTGTGATTGGTTGATTGCCGTTTGTGAATCTAGCACTTTCTTCCATGTAGTAAGTACCATATTTATTACGTTTCCATGCACTTGCAACTGGTTTAACTGTATTACTTGAAGCGCTTGACTCATTAGAGACAGTGGCAACCGGTATTTTACCATCCATGTACGCCCTAATCTGCTTGATAAAGTAGTCTTTAAGTTGCAACCGCTTGTCTTCTGGCAATAGACCGCGAGTTACTGGGTCAAAACCAGTGTGTAAAACCGAACTTCTATGAGGGCATGATGTTGAAGTAAATTCATTGTGCAATCTGATTGTATTTCTGTTTGCTGGTAATCCCCATTTTTTCAACAATCTAGCGCATTCTTGGAAAGTTGCCTGTTCATTTTTTAAGAATGTCGCGTTATCTGCGCCCATTGATTGACATACTTCAATACCGTAATAATATTTATTACCTATTTGATTAGCGGTATGCCAACCTACTTGTGATTCATCTAAGGCTTGCCAAACTGTGTTGCCTGATACGTAACTATGCGCAATGCCCGCTTCTAATCTTGATAAAGGTGCATTTACTAATCCGTTACGATATGCTTCTGCTGTTGCCCCTTTGCTTCCTGCGTCGTTATGAATAACTATACCCTTAGGATTACCACCACGTTTAGGAAGGTCATAACCTTTAACCACATCTTTGATAATTTTAAGTTCTACCGCTTTAGGTTGTGGCTTAGCTGTTTCTTTTTTAGGTGCTTGTGTAGGAGATTGAACTGATCGTGGCGCTGTCTCGCTTTTAAAATTCGGACGGATAAACCACATAGGGAAATCATAAGCATGTTGTCGTCTTGTAACTTTTTCCCAACCCCAGCCGGGTTGTTCGATTCCGTCAGTCCAGCCACCGCCTAGCCAATTCTGCTCATATACAATGATGTAATCTAAAGTTGCTTCAATTACCCATGCAACGTGACCATATCCAGCACCGTAGTTGCTACCGAATACCACCATGTCGCCAGGTTGTGCTAAGAAGTCCGGTGTATTTTGGTATACAGTAGCTAATCCGTCGAAGTTGTTAGCGAACGGAATATCTTTTGCGCCTACACCTTTTAGGAGTAATCCAAACAAAGCTTTCCAACCAGCATTAGCATAATCAAAGCATTGAAATGCATACCAAAGGTCGATATTAAATTGTTTTCCCTCAGAAGTTTTCAACCACTCTATAAACTCTTTTTTAGTCAATTTTGCTTGCATTGTCGCCACCTCCATGATGATACTCATTCACATCAAAGCCAACATCGTTAGAGGCGTCTGTGAAAGGTTGTGATGTATCATATTCTTTTGGTGCTTTCGCGCTTAATTCCGGCGTTAAACTACTGTCTTGTGATGATTTCCACGTAACTTGTTGTTCTTCTTTTTTGCTATCTCTAGGCGCTTGATATGTCTGTGCTATAGATGAATCTGAGACGCCTTTTGACGTTGGGTCAGTAATAACACCAATACCTGTAAGTAACGTGAGGATAGCGCCTATAATAGCGCTAGCTTGATTTAATTGAGTGGATAAATCTAATCCGAACAAATCCGTGATTTGCTTGATAAATAGCAACAACGCTCCAACTAAACCAGTTAGTACTGCTTTATTTTTGAATCTCAATTTCCAGTTAATATCCATTTGTTTGCTCCTTTTATCCAAAATAAAAAACGACTAAAAAATTAGTCGTTTAAAATTATTCAATGGTCAATGTCGGAGATCCTGAATAAACATCACTTATAGTGACATACAACGTCCCTGAAGGATTACTAAAGTTGATATTTTTACTTGCAACTCCGCTATTGACTCCTGATATTCCTAATTCACTTGACCCTAAATTAGTTTGCGAAATCCTCATTATACCGCTACGTACATTTTCTATTGTCACCTGATAACTTTTATTAGGTTCAACTCCATTTATTGTCCATTTTGCTGTTGAATCTTCTATGCTATCCGGATATTTATTTTTAGGTAAGGGTTTTATTACAAAAGATGAAGGCTTTTTCCATACTTGGATATTTCCAGCATATACTTTTGTATATTCTTCGCCTTCGTAAATAAGCTTCTTTACATTTTTAAAATTACCTTCCATAAAAATCACCCCTTAATTAAATAAAGTGTATTAGGGTCTTTTTGATACAAATAATTATATTCTGTTTCACTGCCTGTCCAAATATTCAGTGACGGCTGCGAAGAACCGATAGGTTGATAAAGTTTATCTGCTTCCTCTTTTGTAAAAGCATTTGATGATAAAAGATAACGTTCATCATGACTGTGATTTATGTCTGATTTTTTTGATAAAGCATTTTCTAATCCTTCAATCTGTTTGATTGTATGACTATGATTTTTATCTGCATACAAACTGTTTAATGATTGCTTGAATCTCTCAAAATCTTCTGTACTAACTTTTGAGCCAATCTGTTGCAATACACTTTCTGAAATAGAGTTGTTTTGTATTGCTTCTGCTAATTCTCTTAATGTATTCATAGATTCAGGCGCGCTATCAACTAGTTCAGCAATTTTTGAATCCGTATACGTTTTAGAGTCGTTGAGAGTTGTATCTTTGATTTTTTCAACTTCTTGCAATTTATTTTCTAACCCTTCAACATTTGCGATATTGATTTTGTCCAATAACTCAGGTTCTGCTTTGATATCTGTATCTTTACCATCAATTTGCCACATTTTAGTGTCAGGATTGATTGATACTACAGTACCGTTTTTACCGGGTACGCCTTGTTCTCCTTTTTTACCTGCTTCACCTTTTGCACCAGGTTGTCCCGGTTCGCCTTTATCACCTTTCGCACCTTTAAATCTACTTTCATTCTTTTCGATGTAAGAAATAACATCTTTATCTATTTTCTCTTTAAAGTCTTTGCTCAATAAATCTGTCGCGTTATCTTTTAAGATTCTCGTAATAGCATCATCTACCAATTTAACATCGATTTCTTTTGCTACAGCAGATTCAATACCACTATCAATGATATTGAAAGAAAAGTTCGCGACATGTATTTTTTCTTCTTCTTTCTCTAAAAACAGCTTACAACGTACATAACCAGCGTGTTTGATAACCTTTTTAGGTATCTTGTAGATAATGAACCCTTTTACAACATCGTCGATAATAAGGGGCTCATTTTTGAATATAGAGCCATCTTCCATAAACAAATGTAATCTAGGTGTTAAGCCATGTGCTTTTAGATCGATACGACCTTGTTTGTCATTGATACCTATTCTTATAGATGCTGTATTTTCATCTTCAGTGTAAAATCGACAGCCAATGTCACCTAAGTCAACACCATCATTTTTTATTCTCGTTTCAACATCTTTTATTTTGTACATTTACACACCTCTTTATTTATATTTATCCCTTGTGAAGTAGATACCTTTTAATCCGATTTGTTTATATAACTTAGCGATTGTACTTGCTTGATGTTGGCACCACTCTATAGCAGTAGCGTATTGGTGGGTAGCTGGATTCTTAGGATTCCATCTAATTCGGTACAATGTGTTTTGACCTTTATTGATGTAATCCTTTCTTACGAAGCTAGCACCGCCCATGATTGCTTTTGCTGGAGATGTCCAACCTTTATTCCTTGCAAACGTCATTGCGTAGTTAGGATTGTTGTCGTAAGCGCCAATGCCGAAGTAGTTGTATACTCCATCTTTTCCGTTAGCGAAGTTACTTGTTCCATATCCACTTTCTAAGAAAGCGTGCGCGATTAAATAAATTTCATTAATGCTGTGCTTTTTACAAGCTTCTGCGAACGCTTTACCTTGATTATTCAATGTTCCCTTACCTTTAAGTATCTTATTAAGTGCGCTAACTGAAACACCTTGATACTTGCCTAAATTAAGCATTTGGTAGCACTGCGTGTTGCTTTCCCATATTCGTTTAACATTCATTGCTGAACTCGTTTGTGCTCGTGTAGCGTTAGCCCAACCCCAAGCATTAGATTTTTTCGGGTTACCTCTTGCCATTTGTTTATCCAGTGCTTGTTTGAATGTATAAGGACTCGTTTCTGTTATGATCTGCGGTTGTTTAGATGCCGAACCATTGTTGGCTGTTGGTGACGAGTCTCTTACATTAGCTATATCAGCGTTTTTATTATCTACCATAACTTTTATTCTAGATTTTGTTACTGTTGGCTTAGTTATAGAATTTAATAATTTTTCTCTGTTTTTAAATATATTAAGTAATGCCTTTTCTAATGCTTCGTATTTATCTTTAGGAGGAACACCGTTGTCAATCATATTCCAATTAACATGTTCCAACATTGAACGCCAAATGCTGTCGTCTACTTTTAAATTTTCAATACTTAGAGGTATCTCATATTTGGCCATCATATCTACAGCTACAACCATTGCGTGAATCTCATTAAAAATAAATTCATTTTTACTCGCACTATAATCTTCACATACGTCTATAACTATATAATCAGGTTCATTAGGAACTTCAAATACAGCTCTTCTAGGTGCCCAAATATTATGTCTGTCAACATAAAAGTGGGGATATTCTACATCCTGTTTGTATTTCTTCCTACTGTTATATAAACTTTCTACCGAGCTCATCGTTTGTGCGTTTCTAATCATTATTCCTTTAGGTTTTTCGAGTCGTCGATTACCTTCTACTATAAAGTGATAAATATATTCTGGATAATTAACCTCTTGGCTAGAAATAGTGTACTTTATAGTTGTTACATCTTTCCAAATTGGAACTTTTTTATTATTTTTTTCGTTATCATCACTATCATCTTCTGGTTTAGGTGCCGGTGTAGTTTTGTCTGGATGATATGGTGGTCTAACAAAATATTTAACCCCTCCACCTGGTCCATCATGATAAGAGTGTTTAATTTTATAAGGTGGACTTCCTGTTGCGTTATTTGTATACCAGTTTTGATCTACGCCATACCAATAGTCTTTTGTGCATGGTCCCACTACAATGTTTACATGTCCTGCCCAACCACCAGTCCAAACACCCCAGTCGCCTGGTTGTGGTACAAAATCTTTTGTATTTCTAATTATCTTGAAATCTCTACCTCTATAATTGGATTTTTGAGCCATAGCATCAGCATTTCCCCATGTTCTAAACCCCCAATATTTATCGAGTAAATAATTAGGTAAATCCCAGCATTGTGCTCCCATTCCAGAACCAGGTACATCAATAGCTATTTTATTTTTAGCGATATACAACGCCCACTCTACTACTTCACTAGCTGTAGGTTTTCTGTTTTTTGGATTAGGTAATCCCATGTATGCACCTCATTTCAATCAAAATAAAAAGCCAGTGCCGAAGCACTGACTCTTAACTGTTATTTACATTTACCAAACCAGAAGCACGACCAGAAGCTATATCCTAAAATCCCTTTAAGCATGGTAATCACCTCCTTTAAATACCAAAAATAGTTCTTAGTAAAGCTATGACAATCGTACTGAAGATAGTCCCTACCAAACCGAGAATCCACATTTTTATGTCTCTAATATTCTTGGCATTCTTTTCTTTATTCTTTTCATCTTCTACCTTGTCGCGCTTTAATTCTTCAAAATTTCTATCTAATTTGTCATAAATCTTTTCTTGCGCTCTAAGACTATCTTCTATTCTGTCGAATTTTTCAAACATAGTCTTATCATTTTCTTCTAATCGCGTTAAACGCCAATCTTGTTCATGTCGTTTGGTAAAACCAAACATTACGCCACCTACTTTTTGTTAAATTAAAAAGCCACAAGCATTACACCTGTGACTTTTCATCTTTTGTTTCTGGATATTTTTCTCCAGTGATTAAAGCGTATTCTTCTTTATCGATTAAACCCTTGTCTACGTACCACTTAATTTGCTCGTTTTTATAGTAACCCCAAACATAAAAAGTTTTAATGTCTTTAAAAGTTGGATAAATCATCTTCATTATTTAAACGTCCCCCTCAGTACTTGTTTTGTTAGTTTTCAGTTCAGTCAACTGTTGTGTTAACATAGCGTTTTGTTGAGCTAATTCCATTGTTAATACGTTTACTTGTGCCACCTGCATTTGCATACTCGCAACCATTCCGCGAAGTTCCTCATCACTTAAATCTGACGCACTTTGTTGGTTTGATGCATTCGGTACGTCTTCTTTTTCGAAATTGCTATTGTATTTAATTTCGCCGTTAGTGAAAACAAACTTTCTAGGTTCGAACTCTTCTTTAAATTTAATAGGCACATTGTTATCATCTACATCTAAACTATTGCGTAAACCGCCAGTATTAACGAATCCGATAACTTCGTTTTTATCGTTTACTGTGATTTTCATTATTTCCACCCCATAATTTTAGTTATAGTAACTTTGTTGGCATTCGCTCCAGAACCTGATGTTTTACCTAAATCAAAGTACACATCGTTATCTATTCTTAAAGTAGTGCTACTTGTTTTGGATAGTAAGCACTCATAAATACCGCCACCGTTGCCGTCTGAGTCAACTACATTCGCTTTACTCAATTGAATCGCGTTAGGTAATGCGGTTAGTCCGAATCCCTCAATAACGCCACCTGGATAAGTTCCACTTACCAACAAAATAGAATAGTTTGTGTACGGTTCAGTTAGATTGATTGTTGTACCTACACCATTTGCGCCACCGTCGAACAATACCGTTGATTTATGTTCATTAGGAACTGTCCACTGTTGCTCAAGTCTGCCGTTTGTGATTGATCGTGTGTAAATCTTTTTAGAGTTATAAGGTGTGAAGTTAAATAGCTTGTTTGTATCATCTTTAACGAATACCGATAAATAACCCTCATAACTTTCAACGCTACCTGGTAAATCCGGCACTCTTGTTGCATAGTAATTACCAGCAGTTAAATATCCCAAATCGCCTTGCGCATTATTTAAGTTAACTTGAATTGATTGACCATTCGCCTCTGTCATCTTATGTTGTTGCCAGCTCGTTGTTCCGAATTTATCATCTACATACTGCTTAGCTTGATTTAAAGCGTTGTTAGACGTTTCTTCAACAAATTGCTTAGTTAAGTTTCCATCATTCTTTTTATAAAACGGGTACCATGTGCCGTAGATTTTGTATTTTGTGTACTCATCGTTTGAATCGTCTGGGTACCATGTTGCACGAGCAGTATTATTATCAACAACATAAACAACTAACACACCAGATTTGCTTGATGTATAAGTTGATTCATCGAACGAAGAACCGTCATCAACACCATCTTGTCCAGGCTTCTCTAACGTGCCTATATCCGTCTTTTCTGGCGCATCTGTTGCATTAGTAATATGAATAATCCTAGATGTGTTAACTGCGCTTAAAACGCTATCTATGGACTGCTCATACGATTCAATTGCTTTACCGTAATCATCTGTAAGTTTAGACTTTTGCCAATTTGTTGTTGAATTACCTTTAACAAGGTCAGCGCCATTGATTTGTTGTTCAACTTCGTTAACACGTTCAAAAATCGCTTGCTCTTTTTCAACTATTTTATCGACTTCAGCTGTAACAGCTTGTGTTGCACTAGTTTGCGTCGCAGTAATAGCTTGTATAGCTTCGTTTTGCTTGATTTCGATTTGTTGAATGCCTTTTGTCGCACTATCATTCACTTTTGCTATTAACGTTTGTGTATCAGCCATATTTTGCTTTAATTGGTTAAAGTCTTTACCGACAGCTTCGATAGTATCTTGAATAGATTTGATATAAACAAGCTTTGTTATACCATCAAACCCACTAACTAAATCTTTTTCAATATTGAAGCTAAATTGACGTTCAACAACAACATTATTACTCCCGTTTTGTGTAAAGAATGCCTGAGCATGCACCTTGCCTGAATGTTTTAAAAATTCATTCGGTATCACATACTGCAAACGCCCATTAATTGCGTCTACTATCGTTAATTCGTCTGAAATATAAGCGCCTCTATCTACGTTATAATCATCGGTTTTTAACACGATAGATGTTTTAACATGTTCAGAACTTATAGATAACGGTCTGTTATTCTTAGTTACTGCAAAATTTAAAACACCAGTTCCTCTATCTGATTCATAGAAACTGATGTTTGTGTCAATAATTGGATTATATTGTGATGTTGTTTGTAACTCGATTAAGTTATCGTCTTTCGAAAAATTATCTACTATCATTATTCAACCACCTTTCCCTCGAATAAACTCCATTTACCAACGCCACCAGTACCAAAGTTTCTAACTAAAAATTGATGTGCAGACGGGAAGTTATTACGTCTTAATACTTGTGTTGTGTTACCTGGTGTATTCGATTTTACTTCTAATATCCAACCTGCAATACCTTTAAAGTCTTTAGGAAAATCAGTAAATCGTTTTGATTCTTCAGTAGTGATATAGAAATCTAAACCAACGATTTTTAAATCTGATAATTTTGTAATATTCTTAGGGATATGTTCCCAATAACCGGCGTTTTGCGGACAGAAATTCCATGCTCCGTTGTTTTTCTTATTGAAAATGTCAATGACACGTTCGAATTTAAGCATATTTCTACCTGTGCTGTTTCTGGTAAGTACTTGTCTTAGAGCACCATTATAGTGTCCAGGCAGTACATCAAAGAACCAACCTGCATCTCTAAACGCTTTCGGTAACGGGAAATCTAACGCATTTTGTGTGTCTTGCGTATAGATATAGTAATGACCAACTTCCGTAATATCACTTAGATATGCTGGGTTCTGTATTGGTAACGGTTTAACACGTCCGCCTGAATCAGTCATCGATACTTGAGGTGCAATGTTTTTTAAGAATTGGTTAACACCTCTTTGGCCGATGGAATAAATTGAGTGATGTCTGTTGTTACCAGGTCCAATAGTTACCCCTATTAAAAGCGCTTTGCGTCCTGTTTCTAGATCGTAATACATATCTAGACCCTCAGCTTCTTGGAAGTCTCCTTTAAAGTTATTATTCACACCGCCAATATCGATACGTCGTTTAAATAACAATTCTTTTGTTTTTATATCGAAACCTTGTAAGTAGTTAGGGTTGGCTGTATTCGAATCACCTGTATACCAATATAAGATACCTGCATCATAAGTGATACCTTGCATAGGTTGTGTATCTGAAGTGTATTCCATAGGTATATCCATTTGATACAATACTTTGTCTATACCTTTATCAATATCGTCAGCACTTCTAACCTCAACAAAGTTCAACGAATTCTTAAGTTGTCTTTCAGTGGGTTTATATTCACGTCTAAAAATCATTAAATTTTCTACCGGATTATAAATCGCTGACGTATATCTGTCGTTAAATATATTCGGCATGACATCTTGCATTTCATTACCATAAGTTATTTCTCCAGTTCTATATTGGAAACGTACAAACTTGTTGTTTTTGTTACTGTCCAATACAGCTGAATAAATCCATAATTCTCCATCAATGTATCTATACGCATTGTGTGTACCGTGACCGCCGTTTTTAACAAGCAATCTATCAATAAATTGTCCGTTGGGCTTCAATCTAGATAACATGTAATGATTACCTGGACGAGCTTGCGTCATATAAATAATTTTCGTTCTAGGGTCTACCCAAAATGATTGCATTACTGCGTTAGTATATGGCGATAAATCTGTGATGAATTCCGGTTCTTGCTCTTTTGGTTCGAATCGGTATTCTGTCGCTCGATATTCTTTATAGTGTTCATCTACAGCTTTCTCAACCTTTTTAGTGAAAGCATCTAGTGTTGAATAATCATGATACAAACGATCTTGCAATGTCTTATGACCATAACCTGTATTATCAACGCGCGCGTCTTTTACTTCGTTGATACCGTCGCCGTTATGACCTAGTACCATGTTGCTAAATCGACCGTTTAAATACGTTAAAAAATCAGAGACGCTACTTGTGACATTTAAATGCTCATACTTTATTTGCTCTCCATTATGTGCAAATACCTCTTTATTTCTATGGTATTCAAGAGAGAAATTAAAATCCGTCAGCATGTCTGAAATAATTTTAAAGTTATACTCATTTTCATCTACATATCTGTAGTCAAAGACTCTACTTAAGTCTGTAATTAATTTGTTATCCATGTCTTCCTCCTTTTCTATCCGTAAAACTGGTAATAATTTTTAATAAGTTCGTACATAATAACTTCATGACCCCTCTCGTTCGGATGCAATCCGTCTGGCATACTTGATTTTCTGAACGCTGGATTATATGGCTTAAAATAATCTGTATGATAGGCATCATATACTGGTACATCCAATTCACTACAAGCCAATATCTGAGCATTGACATAATCCTCTAAAGTTAACCCTAGTTTGTTTTTGTCCGTATCTTTACGGCGTATCGTTGTACCACTCATAGGGCATTGCCTAGTAGCTGTCATTACAAGTATTTTTGAAGCTGGATTATTTTTCCTGATAACTTCAATTGCAGAACAAAAGGCGCCGTAAAACGTTTTAGTGTCGGTTTTATCAGTGCCTATCGGTACGCCTGCCCAATAACCATGTAACCAGTCATCATCTGTACCTTGTAATATGATTAGGTCTCCTCTTATTTGCTCTGCTTGTCTATAAATGCTGTTTTCTACCGCTTCTTTACCTATTGGAACTGTTGCCATTGTTGCGCCACCTCTTGCAAGGTTGGTCGTTTTAGCTTTTAACTTCTTGCCTAACATTTCTGTGAAATTAGTTTTCGCATGCGATCCTCTAGCTACAGAATCGCCAATCGTTCCAATTGTTTTTACATCTTTAATGTTTGATTTATCTATAAAATCATGAACGATAGTGCCGTCAGATGTAGTCACAGTTTTAGAGCTTACCTTCTGTTGTTTATCTTCAATCAAATCAGTTCTACTCATCAAATCGAGTGTTGATTTAGCTATTGACGCTACTTTAGACTTCAAGTTTTCTGCCGCTTTACTAGGATTAGAAAGGTTAACATCATTTAATCCAGAAACATAGTTAGCTGCAGTATTAACTTTTTTCATATATCGTTGTTCTCGATTAAACTCACCAAGCGTTACATCTTGCTTAACAATTACATTGTTTATACCCCTAATCGTTTTAACTTGTACTATACGGACTAAATCATTCAAACCTAGTTTGGTAGATTTTATTTGTACTATGTCTCCGGGTTGTGGGTCTGCTTCTGGATATGATTCTCTTAACACCAAAAAGTCCAAAGACAAAGATTGTTTTAACGACTTTTTCAATCTCGATTGTAATTCTTTATCCATAGTTTCTTGGTCAGTCACTTTACCATCTTTAAATGGTTCTGCGTGGATGTCGCCGTATATTTCAGCTAATGCACTTCTAGCTTCCATTACGAGCCCAGCGTGTTCGAATGTTTCTTCTCCTGAATAATTACCATATCCTCTAATGAAGGTGGCGAAATCACTTGCATCTTCCTCGAGTTTTATAGCGTTGGCGTTGACTTCGTCAGAAATAAAATAAGACGCTTTTTGATTTGCAAAAGGCGTCAATACAAACTTATATCTGTCTTTCTTTTTGTCATATGTGATCTTATATTCTAATCCAAAATGTTCCAAACCTTTTTTTAACATTTCTAACCTTGTGTCGCCTTCACCGCCGTTTTCAAACTTTGAAGATTTAACTTTGCCCTCGACTTCAAAAAGCATTCCAGTACCTTGAAACACAATGTTAAAATATCTTTCTACTGTAAAAGATCCTGTTACATTAACATAAATTCTATCAATCATTAACTTGTCTATGGGAATCTCTCTAGCAGTACATTCAACCAGTTGTCTGTCGCCTTCCGATTTCCTATCAATGACAGTTATTACATATTCTTTCTTGTCGTTTTCACCTTCGACATGACTAACAATCCATCTTTTCCCTATAGCGTTAATAACTTCATAAGTGTATTTGTTTTCGAGAATATCAAAAGTTAATACACCGTCAGCATTAACTTTTTTCACTAAAGTTGTTTCTACTGGTACAGGTGCGCCATTACCTTTAGGTGGTCTTACAATTATTGTCATTCTGACACCTACTTATAATAAAATTTCAAATCAAACTGAACTTTTTGAACTGTTTGATTAAACTCAAATTTATTAGCTCCGTATTTAAATTTTGGTTGGGCTATGTTCGTTTCAGTGCTTATTTCGACACCGTTTTTATAAACTCGAAAGCTATCATAAACAATTTTGTCTCCAGCTTTTAGTTTAATCCCCTCAATTTTCATTATTTCAGCATGCGTTAAATTCCATACAAACGATTCTGTATCTTCGCCTAAAATAATTGTTATCTTTTTATACATGTTGAATTGGTCGTTAGGAGCACTACCATGATAGTAAACTGTACCTTTGCTCAAATTTTCAAATGTATACTTTCTTTTGTCTCCGCCTGCATGCCAATCAATATTAAAATCAAACGACCACAATCCAACCTTTTTGTTTTCTTCTAACTCTAGGCTTGTTCCAATACTTTCGCCGTATGGTAATTCTGTAGTTTCGAATTTTAGTTCAAAAGAAACTTTATTACCTTTTTGTTTAGGGTTTATAACCCCGTTAAAAATAACTTTATACTGTTTACCATTTACATAAATTTGTTGATCGTGTCTTGAATATTCATAATCCGGGAAGTTGTTTTTATCTAATTTCACGTAATCATCAGAAGTTGGTTGAGTAAACCTGTAATTCAACTCTTCTTTTCTTCTTATTTCTCGTAAATACATAGGTTCTATGTCTGTCGTTAACCTATACAACATATCTCGCATATAAGCAATGTCTGAACGATTTTTAACTTTACAAAAACAAGGAACAACTATATCTCTACTGATATAATTGCTCCCCATTAATATACGACCGTTCATATTTTCTTTGTCTTGATACTTTGTGTTGATTTGCATGCTATCAATTACTATATCGTTAACGATAAACCCGTATTCACTTAATTTGATTACAGTACCATCTTTTTTTGTTAATTCTATGTCCATTTGTAACCTCCTTTATAAGTAATACTCAGAATTGCGTTTAGCATTTCTGCCGTTAACAATACTAGTAAGCGCATCGTTATTGACATCGAATTCAACTTTAACAGTTTTCATGTTCGGTGATGTTTCAATAGAATGTGTGTGTTGTACTTGCGCATTTATATTTCCACCTAAATTACTTAAGTTTCCTGTAATACTAGAAATGTCAGGTGCGTTTAATGTAGGTTGAAATGCATCAACTACTTTATCTGCAACATTAGAAACATTACGGATAACTTTACTTGAATGATTATCTATACCTTTAACGAAACCTAGCATTGAATACATACCAACATCCATGAATTCACGTGAAGGTGAGTGAATACCCAAAGCACTTTTAGCTGCATCTAAAGCTTTCTTAGCAACATTTTTAGCTGCATCTACTAATTGGCCAGCCATTTGTCCAATACCTCTAATTAAACCACGGATCATATCAGCACCTGCAGACACAAAATCTCCTATAAAGCTTTTTATTTTATTTACTGCATTTGTCATACCTTGACTAACTTTGTTTACAACATTAACGAATCCTTGAATAACTCTATTAACAAAGTTAATTAGCGTACTTGTTATAGTAGATACCCATTGCATACCTTTAGTGACAATGAAGTTCCAAGCTTGAGACATTTTGTCCGATATAGTTGATACAACTTGTGTGAATATACTTACAACTTTATTCCAAATCGTCGTTAATATACCAGATAAGAAACTCCAAATCGTATTCCATATATTAGAAATAAAACTCCATGCCGCTTGTAACGCAGTAGATATAGCTGTAGTGATAGCGTTCCAAACCTTAGTTGCCACAGTAACTATAGTGTTCCACAACGTTTGTAAGAACGTCCAAATAGCATTCCAAATTGTCATTGCGATAGTCATGATTGTTGTAAACACAGTAGTTATTACAGTGACTAACAAATTCCAAATCGTAGTAGCGATTGTAATTATCGTGTTCCAGATTGTACTTAAGAATGTCCAAATAGCTGTCCATATCGTCATAACTATTGTCATTATCGTCGTGAAAACAGTTGTGATGATTGTAACTAAAAGGTTCCATACTGTTGTTGCAATAGCGATAATTCCATTCCATAACCCTTGTAAATAAGCGACTATTTGATTCCAAATAATCATTATAAAATTGTATACATTAGTTACTGCTGTAGTGATAGCTTTTAAAATAGCATTCCATACAACCGAAGCTACAGTTTTCAACACATTCCAAACTGTAACCATAAACGTTTTTATCGCATTCCAAGCATTTATAATAAAGTTTCTGAATCCTTCGTTTTTGTTCCACAATAAAACGAATATAGCTATTAATGCAGCAATTACACCGATAACTATTGTTATTGGACCACCTAAAATACCAAACACAGTTACTAATGCAGAAATTGCGTTTCTAATCAATCCAATTTTGCCAAATAACAACTGGAATATAGCTGTAACTAATTTTATTGGACCTTTTAATGATGTCATTGCCTTACTTAATACTAAAGTTCCTGTTTTAGCCCAACCAAACTTAGTTACTAATGCAACTAATCTTGCTGCTAATGGTCCTAAAAAGTCCATTACCGCTAATATTGGAGCAATTAAAAATCTAAATGCACCAACTAAAGTTATAATGACACCAACTAATTGTGCTGTAGCCGGATGCGCTTCAAACAAGTTAGCTATCCAACCAGTTATTGCTACTGCAACGCGTAATACTGCACTAGCTATAGGAGCCATTGCTGTTGCGAATGCAACTAATCCTCTTGCGATGTTTCCAATCAATTGCATTATTAGTGGTCCATTAGTTTGTATATAGCTGACAAAATCTTTAAACCCTTGTGATTGTCCAACTTGTTCAGACCATTCTCTGAATTTAGCAGTCATCTGTTCAAGAGACTGGAAGATTCCAGTTGATGATCCGCTGAATGCATTCATCAAATTATTAATTCCAGCGAAAACGTTTTTGAATATATTACCTATGATAGGTAAATTTGTTTTTGTATATTCAATAAAACGCGTTATCGAATTTTCTCCCGCTGCACTATTAGCCCAGTTAGAGAAAGATTGACCTAATCTATCCAACCAATCAGCCGACCATTGAAACAGTGGTGCTAATTGTGTGAATACATTGACTAATCCGTCACCGAAACCGCCTGCAGCACTTAATAGTTTGTTAAATACCGAAACACCAGTTGTATTCATCATGTTGAAGAACCTTGATGCTACACCGCTATTTTGAGCCCATTTAAGTACACTTTGAGACGCCTCTTCCATTCCTCTTGAAATACCACTAAAAAACGGTTGCAAGCTCTGCATTGCTGTTTTAACAGTATTTAAACCATTTGCAAGAGTTGTGAAGATAGCGGATTGATTTTGCTTTATAATATCAGTCCATGCTGACTTTACGCCATCTAAAGCTTTTTTGTATTCGTTTGTTGCTGAGCTAGCTTGTAAAGTGCCGTCACTAAGCATCTTTATAGCGCTGATAGCCATTGCGCCAAATGCTACAAAGCCAGCACCAGCTATTGCTACAGCACCACCTAAAGCAAGTACACCGCCAGTTAACACTTTGATAGCGTTTAATAGCGCAAATACTACAGGTACTACGCTCGCTATTACAGGTATTAAGATACTAAAAGATGATGTAAGTAATCCACCAACCATATTAGAACCTACAGTGCCGAACACGCGAAACATATTAGCTAAATTCCCCATTTGTCTTTGGAAGTTGTCGTTTGCTTTTATTATGTAGGCATAAGCTTTCTTTAAACCGTTAGTATCGACATCTACCTTCGTTGTTTTTTTGTTTGGCAATGCGTCTAATGATTTTTTAAACGCATAAATAGTTGGTATAGAAAGTCCTGTATCTACATCTAGTCGAGATCTAGTTTTGTTTGGAATACTTTTAAGTTCTTCTTTAGTGCGTTTTATTTTAGAGTTAGCAACACCATTGTCCACGTCTATAATAGCTTTGGCTTTAGACCTATTTAATGCTTCAAGACTAGCTTTAGATACTTTTAACACTCGATTGAATTTACTGTTATCTGCATTGATGTCAATATTGACACGCTTCTTTTCTAGTTCGGATAACTTAGCTTCTGCTCCAGCGATATCTTTAGTCAATTTTTGTTTTTGTAATTTAATCTCTGGAGTAACTTCTTTAGAGTTTAGTTTGTCTAGTTCAAAATTCGATTCTAGTACCTTTTGTTGCAAGTCTTGTATACTAGCATCTAATTTAGCTTTTACTTTTTTGTTACTAAAGGCATCTAAAGACTTTTTAGCAACTTTGATAGTTTTTTGTAATTTTTTATCATCAGCATTTAATTCGACATCTTTAGTTTGATCTGCTACTCGTTTAAATCTTTGCACAGACTTAACCGCACTATCGATTTGCCTTTTGAATTTGGCTACACTAGCTTCAATAGTCGCTTTAATTTTATATTCCGTCACATTAACACCTCTCTTTCTATTGCTTGTTAAATTCTGCTATAACTTTAAAGAATTCATTATTTTGTGGTTCGTATTCATCACGTTCGCTACTAAATCTTATATCTTTACCTTCGTTAAGCCGTTGGATATTTTCTTCATAAGGCAATACGTCGTTTGCGTTGTTAAAAACATATTCCTCTTTAGGTTTATTTTCTGTCCCAACATTTTTAGTAGCTGCAGCATCGCGAATAGCAAACGCAAGTTTGTAACGTTCGAATTCTTGGGTTAGCATTTCATACTCTTTCGCATACATTCGATAGTTATATTCTGTTAATGTCATTTGCTCAATAACATTTAAATCTGTAATACCAAGTGTTGACATACAAGTGATAACGATTCTGTCGTAAGTTATTACGCTTCCGCTGGTTTCTCTTCCGCTTCCACTACTTCTACTAGGTTTCGGGTCATAGGTCGCTTTCCCAACTCCGTTAAAATATCTGAACCGAATTCTTCTAGTCCGATATTTTCTGCGATTTCATCTAGCGCTTCATCAATGTTATTAATAGTAATTGCTTGTTTTTTTAAGTGAGATGTAGCTGCAATTAAAACTTCGCCAATCACAACAGGATTTCCACTTTCTAAACCTACAGGCAACATTGATACACCTTGACCGATAGAAGCTTGTTCAACTTTTAAACCTAATCGGTTATCGATTTCTCTTAAAAATTTAAAACCAAAACTTAACTCTAATGACTTTCCATTAATTTCTACATTCATAATTTAAAATCTCCATTCATGATTAATTTAAACAAAAATAAAAAGGGCGTTAAGCCCTATTTTTATACCTCTCCTGGTGTAACCGATGATGAATCTACTTTAGGTTGTGGAATTGCGGTTAATTCTTCGCTAGTTAACGCATCTGCTTTTGTAGTGTCATGGAATCTGTATCCAGTCGCCTTAAGTTTCTTTGTTACAGCCTCAGGTAGTGTTGCAAATCCACGTTGGAAACGACCATTCACTCCATATTCATATTCATATTCATCAATACCGTTAGCTTCTGCTTTTAATTCAAATTTATTGTGGAAACCTTGGAAATATTTCGCTTTAAATTTAGTAGCATCTCCATTTTTGCCTGGTATTCTACTTTCAACTTCCCAAGCCTCATACAATACGCGATCTACAACTGCATCTTCAATTTCATCTGCAAAATCGTCACCATAAAACATTTTAGCAGTACCAGACATTGTTGATTCAACTGAACCACCAGTGTTATAAGACCCATCCATCGTATCCTCTGTATCTGTATCAGCTTCATGTGATAAGCCGTATTCAGTTAAAAAAAGCATTTTAGTAGCATCTACTTTTTCGCCAGCTTTTCTAAACAAAATAATACGGTCATTACTATTTTTCATATTCGCCATTCAATATTCCTCCGTTTTTTAAAATGTTTTGTAAGATATCGTTATTGATGTGTGTAGCAATTCTTGATTAGTAGTATCATCGACTAACTGTGCGATGTTAGTATCATCTTCTTCAAAGTCATAATCATTTGTTTTAACGCTAGGTGTTAAATCATCGATACACCTTTTAACAAGTCCGTCATGATGTCCTAAATCATCGCTTACACTCCAAATATCAATAACTAAATTCGTATCGCCAGAATAACTATCAAACGTGTACTTACTTCTATTTGACTCCGGCATTTTTATTACAAAAAAAGGATACGGAATCTCTTGTTGCATCTCTTTACGAGAAATAACAGGGAATCCATATCCTTGTAGCGTTTCATACGCTTTATTATAAAGTTGTAAGTTCGGTGTCATGCTTTTATCTCCTATTCAAACAACGCTTTCAATTCTTCTACAGTTGATTTTCTTATTACCTCATATACTGGCCACATAAAAGGTTCTGCCTCCATGTATCGAGTACCAAACTCTAAGAAACCACTATAAGCTGCATGCGATGTGATAGTGTATTGCAAATCGCCAGTTTTTTTATATCTGATATTGCGTGATAAATTACCAGTCCAATAACCCTTATTCATTACTTCTCTAGCTTTCAATTTAGCTCGTACTACATATTCTTTGGCGTTTTCCTGTAAAATATCATCTACATCATCATCAATGTTGGTTTTCATATCGTGAAATTGGTTTAACAGTGCGTCTAATCCATCTATATTCATCAATTGACCTCTTCGATATAATATGACGTTTCGTGTCTGTATATCCTTGTATCAACTATCTTGTAGCGAATGCCATTAACCAACACGTGGCTAACAGGGTAAGATATTGATTCTTTTATCCTCAGAACACTTACATCGTTTTTTACATCACCAAATTCAAGTTGCTTTCTTGCTCTAGAAATGGGGTTAATATTGCATGGTATCGCATCATAAGTGATTAGTGTGTTTTCTTTTTTGCTAGTTTTAGGATTGTAAGTTGCTACTTGTTCTAATTGAAAAATAACTCTATCTTCATATCTCAAAAGAACACAGCCCTTCCTTTTTTAGTTCTCGTTCTAGCATTAAAGTAATTATCAATAATAGCTTCATACTCCTTGAAATCGTTCAATTCATACGCATTGCTACGTCCGTCAACCGCTTCTGATGTCATACCTTCAGCACCAATCCTGTTGTAGCGTTTAACTGCAACTTCTTTAATCATGTAACTAAACCTTTCCGGTATTTGTTCAACTTCAATAGGTAACATTGATAACAACTGGCTTTCACAACTTTTTATGATTTCTTCTAATTGTTCATCTTGCTTTTCATCTTTAAGACCAATACGTTTTTTTACATCAGCTAGCGTAGTCATATAACCACCTACTCTAGTGACTCAAAAGCATTGATAATTTCAGCTTTTGTTTGTTTTTCATCAACTTGTAAGCCAGCAACACTTGCTATTTCGACAAGTTCTTTTTTGGTTAATTTATCATTTACAATGTAAATCATTTGTTCGTTGCGTTTATTTTCAACACTAGCTAAAGCTTTGATACGTTCATCTGTAGGATCATAACCTTTGCGAGGGTAGACATGCCCTTTCATATAGACATGTCTGTTATCTTCTAAATCTGTAAAATCTACTTTAACAATTCCAATGATTTCGGGCATGTTACCACTCCTAATTATTTATTAAACTTCTCCTGGTACTGAATCTGTTTTTTTGTCAGCAGGCACTAATTTAGCGAATGCTTTATCGTCAGCGATGTGTAACGCTACATGCATAGTTGCACGCAATGCCACCATGTCTTGTTCGAATAAGTTTACAGGTGTGCCATCTTCGTTTTTAACTGTAGATAATTGTGCAGTTTCATCGATTTTGTATTCAATTAATTGAGGGATACCGTAAATCAACTTATCAAAGTCACCAGTAATTAATTCACCGCGTTTTAAATTGCTTGATTTAAGGTTAACCACAGGTAGACCATCTAACGTATCACTGTTACGGTCATAAATACGTTCCTTAGTTTCAGGATCTACAATTTTACGTAACAAGCTTCTGTTTTGTGTTTTTGAAATAAACGCATTTGCTTCTAATTCGTCATCTTCAAGTAATGCCTCTAAATCAATAATGTTATCTTGTGTGAAGTCACCTTTAATAACCTTATTAGTTTTTTCAATTGATTGCGCAATTGATTTACCGAATGGATTGTTACCTTGATTCAAAATACCCGCTTCATCAAACTTTTTATAGAATGCTTCAACAATCATAGGTTTCATCTCTTCAAAGAATTGTGAATAAGTGTAATTCAAGAATTCTTTTGTTACAGGTAAGATAACCCCTAATTTAAACGCTCTCATTGTAGCATTAACCCAAGTAGCCTTAGACGTTTCAATTTTTTGACCTTCACCTACCCAGTAAGCACCTGGTTTATCAGCCCAAAAAGTAAACTTCTTCTCAGTACCTTCCATTGGTTCGTACTTACCTAATTGCATAATTTTAGAGTTTTCCATAACCTCTTGTAAGATGGGCGTTGTGAATTCATTCATCAACGTGCCATCTTTCTTTTCGTGCATCATTACATTATCAGGGTTAAATACTTGCGGTTTAACATTGTTACTCGCAAAATGTTGCAAATTTAATTTTAATTTTTGTGTTTGTTCCATTTAAATGCCTCCGTTAATTTTTAATAATTCTTTTTTGTCTAGCTATTTCAGCTAAGTTTTGTGGTTTGTTTTTAGATGAGTGATTAAATGAATCTCCACCAGTCAATGGCGATTGTCTAGCGTTAACCTTAACCGCTTCATTAACCGCTTTTTTTACTGCATTAGAAAAAGCTTCAACATTCAATTTAGTTTGTTCAGCAGTATCTGTTACAACTAAATTAACAACCTCGTCTGATGAATCAACTTCTGCTTCGCTTAACATTTTCCTTGCTTCTGAACGCATTTCATTTAATTGTTTTTCTGAGCGTAATTGCTCCAGCTCTTTTTCCAATTGTTTGCGTTCATATTCATCTTTTTGATCCTTGTTCATTTTCGCTAATTTAGCAGCTTCTTTAGCGGCTTCTTCTGCTTTTTCTTTTGCATACTCATCAGCTTTTTTCTTTTCGTGGGCTACACGACGTTCAAGTATTTCATCAACTTTCTTTTGTTGCTCTGGCGTGAAAGTTATTTCAGTACCTTCGTCATATTCTTTCTTATCAGGATTTCCTTTTTTACCATCTCCGCCTGGTTCGTCCGGATCATCTGATTGGTCTGCAAAAAATTGCAAATTAAACTTAAGTTTATTTTCTTCCATGAGATATACCTCCATTTATAGTCTGTCGACTGTTTTTCCATGCGTGCTTTTTATGTCATCAGCACGTTTTGGACATAAAAAATAGCCAACACAATTAAGTGCTAGCTATTAAAAGAGTGGTTCGTTATATTTCGGTTTTTCTTTATTGGCTAATACTGCCGACCTTACGCTGTCTAAGTTTGCATCAATAATAACTGTTTCGTTTCGCTTTTGTAACTCTTTACGTATACCTTTTAACTCTCTTGCTATGTCTCTAAGGTATTTGTCAGTATTGCTCATACCAATATCCTCCAAACACTTAATTTACTATCATACAATGCTAACTTGCCTTTAAAAACTTTTACTTTTAAATCAATCATCGCTTTTCACTTTTCCTCCGAAGTATTTTGTTTTTCGTTTCTTGTTTGGTTTTTTCGGCCACATAGATTTAGGTAGTAATGCACAATCTGAACGACAATTGATATGCATAGGGTAGAAATTAACACCAATTTTAGCGTCTTTAACTTTGAATATTTCTCCATTAAGCCCCTTGCATACTTTAGTTGTTCTACTATCAATTTTTGCAATATACATATAATATCCTTCCGGTGAAATTTCTTTCATGCTGTCAATGCTTGATTGTGCGTGAACACGTGCCGATTCCGTATAAAGCAATGATTTAATTGCTGCGGTCTTTTGTCGTGCTGTGCCTTCGAATTTATTTAAGTGCTTGCGCATATCTTTAACATATTCATTAGGATGTCGACCTCTAATAACTACATTAGCAATTATTTCTTCTACTTCTTGTTTCATTGCTTCGGTATTAGTCCATAATCGCTCTGACCAAACGACACCATGAAATTGTGTATCAACGATTGTATCTATAACTTCTTTAGCTACTTGTACACCTTCACCTAAAATACCCGCTTGATCACTGAACACACGATAAGCTGTTGATTCGAAATATTCCCTCATCGATAATTCTGTTTGAGCTGTTGCATAAGCAATTAAGAATTCTATTTGAATCTTTAACATCTGTTCTCTAGATACATACATCTTAGTGTTATACTTCTTTAATTCTTCATTTGCTCTATCGCTAAAGTCCTTGTTTTCGACCAATCTTTTTGCTTCTTCTTGAAACGCTTTTACATCGAACTCATCAATAATCTTTTGTGCTTCTTGTAATGTAACGCCTGCAAAATCTCCGTACTTAACAATAAACGCATTGATCTCTTTTTCAATGCGCTTAATCATCATATTCAATATACGTTCTATTTCTTCAGCTTTAGTTTTATCACGCTTCAACTCATTCTCGATTGCTTTGCGTCCGCGTTCTTCCCAATATTCTTGAGTGTTTTTGTTAGGCAATTACAATCATTCCTTTTTATCAACAGTATCTTTTGTATCATCATCTTGTTCGTCATCATTGATGTCTCTAGGGTCTTTATAAATGCCTTTTTGAGCTTTTTTAATAGATTCTTTCTCATCTTCTTCTATTTTTTTGACTTCTAATTCAGGGTCTTGGAAGAACGAGAATAGAGACATTAAAGTTGTTTGGCTAATCTTCCCGCCAGAATCAATATAAGCTTTTAATTCTTCAATCAATGATTTAGGTAAGTTTCTGTTGTATACGTATCTAACAGTATTGAAATCTTTGTTAGCGTCAATCGACCGTGTATTTTTAAGTATTGTCTCTAACAACTTAGCACGACGTCTTAACCCTTTAGTAAACAATCCTTCTTTAGTTTTAGTACGTTGTTCCAATCCAAATAATTTGTATTTCATTGCCTCGCCCGATTGAGTGCCACTAAAGTTATCATCTTTCATGTTAGGCGTGTTGGTAAACATGTGTATATCACTGTTCAAACGGTCTTTATAAGCTTCGGTACCTTGTACATCGTATTGCTTATAAATATAACCACCGTCAACTGAACCTTCTGTTTCTCTACCTTCGCTATCAGCATAAACAGTCGGTTCTAAAAACAACACGTTAGCTTCCTTTTGTTTTCTAACTTCTACGGGATCTAAATTCAAATTACCTTTAATAAGTAGCATAGCGTCATTTAAATCACTCATATAGTTAGCAGTATCTGATTCAGCATTATCATACAAATCAATTAAAGTGATTACTTTCTCATAATCCCCTTTTCTTCTTTCGTTGTTGCTAAATTCTGTAATAGGCATACGTTCGAAATAGTGTGATTCAAAACCGTTTTCACGTGGTGTGAGCTTCAATCCATTTGTTCTACTGGTAAGATATCTATAAACACCGTGTGAAGTGAATAAATCAACTGTAAACACTTCATCTTCGTCAGTCTTGTCTATTGGTTTAGTTCTTAAATATCTAACGCCTGCGATACTATTACGTTCAATTGTATTGTCGTATATGACAAAAGTACTCATTGCATCACTCTTGTATAAACGCGTTTCATCATCTTGGTTTCTAATCATTAACTCATAAGCTTTGCCATAAATTGACAAATCTAATCCTAAAGATCTATTGTGTGACTCAACATCATTTAAATCATTGAACGCCTCAATAGCTTCTAATACATCTTTGTCATCATCTTGATATTGAATTGGATTACCCAAGAAATAGCCGTTGATAAAATCGCTAATATAAGATGCGTAATCATGCGCTACACGGTTATCTGCCATGTACTCTTCTTTGCGTCGTGTTAACTCAACTAAGTTCTTAGTTTTACCTTCGTAATAATCACTTAACACTTTCAATCTAGGTCGTTGGTAATCCATGTGATGTTCAATGTATTTACTTACTTCATTAACGTTTTGTAATAAATCGGATTCCGTCCCGTCATATGTGTAAACAACATTGGCTTCATCATTAAATAAGTAATTTATGTTTCCCCGTAGATCTGTATCTGTTTCAAATTCGTTTACTTTTAACATTTGTTCCCTCCTATAATCCTAGAGATTTTATTGTGTCAACTTTCGAACTGAGATTTGTGCGTTTTCTAACCGGTCTGTAGAATCGTTCCACTGAATAACGCAACGAATCGATACAATGATTGTATGTATCTACTGGTTCATTGGTATATTCACCTGTATCTTTGTCCTTTTGCCATGTGTAGTTGTCAAACTCTTCAATAGTCTTGAAACAACGTTCATCAACAATGATTTCAAATTGCATTAAGAATTGTAACCCTTGTACAACCGAGCCCTTCCCTTTTTTGGTTGGTAAAATCCTTTTAAGCCCTAGATTCCTTAATTCAGCTATACTTTTTTGTTCTGCACTATCTGCTGTAATTTCTTCTTTAGCATAACCAAGTTGCTTTATGACATTAGCTATTTCATCATTCAGCATACCTTGTTTAACATACTCTTCAATGATGTATAACTTCTTTTTCTTTACATCTATTTTAGAATGTATAAAAGCACTAGGATCATTAACGTAGCCAAAGTCCAATCCAAAATAAGAAGGTAAATGTCTTAACTCATCTTTATTTATTAAACGTTTTTCATACTTAGGGAAAACCAATTTGTCTAGTGTAGCAAATTCACCTAACGCATAAATTTTATAATATGCTGGATTACGATTTGCTAACAACTCTAAGTTTTGTCGTGTCATTTCATCAAGAAACTTATTATCTCGATAACTAGATTGTCTAATCATGACATTTTCCATTGGTTCACCATGTTCAAAGAAATACTTATAAACCCAATTCAGTTTAGATACTGGGTTAAACATCAAAAATATTTGCTTATTCACGTGTTTACGCTCCCTCAAACGCAACGTTAATTGCGTGTAATCATTTAGTGTGAATTCAGACGCTTCTTCCATGACTATGTCTGATATGCCTTTTATCGACTTTATTTTCTCTGGGTTATCTAATCCTTTAAACAAAAAAACTGCGCCGTTTGGCAATTCAACTTTGTTATCAGTCTTATTCCAAAGGCACATGTCCCAAATACCGAAGTTTATCAAACAATCTTTGACATCTTCGAATAAACTATCTTTAATTGTTGATTGGACTTTTCTAAGCCATAGTATACGCCTAGGATATTTCCAGTCTTGCAATGCTTTAAGTACAACTTTTTGTATAACGCCGTGAGACTTACCGCTCGAACCTCCACCGTAATGTACTTCAGTGAAGTTATCGTAATTGGTTAGTATTTCGAATATGTTTCTGTTGAAAACATTAGATGGTTTGTTAAAGTTTAATTTAACTTTCATCATCGTACTCACCAATATTAATCTCAATATTCTTCTGAGTAATTTCTTTTTTATCGATATACGCACCATGTACTTTTAGTATGTGGTCAATAGATCTCTGACGCTCTTCAAAAGTTGGTGTGATTGTGTAAGTAACCTCTTTTTCCACTTCATCGTTTAAATGGTCATATTTCTTACTGTAAGCCTCTTGAGGTTCTCCTCTAGCAATAGAAGCAGATAACGCTAAAGCTTCTGTAATACTCATTAAACGCTCTTCTTGTATCTGTTCTAATCGTTCTTTAATATATTCCGAAACATTAACATTTCTTAACAATCGACTTGCTAAAGACTCTGCTGTTTTCTTACTATAACCTGCTGAAATTGCTGCTTTTTTACCATTACATCCATTCATTATATATTCATCTGCGAATCTCTTTTGTTTTTCGTTCATTTCATTTACCACCAACTCTCGCGCTATACGCTTTTTAAAATTAAAAAAGGGATTGGCTATAATCAGCCAACCCACATAGATCCTTTATTCCTAATTGCGATAAGGGAAACGCAGTAAGATAGTCAATATCTTACGCTATCATATTAACACCGAAAGTGACGTTATTTTTCCAGACTTTTTCCAAACTTAATGTATTATACCTAATTCATCTGCTAATCTAACTAGTATGTCTTTCCTCATATCATAAGCAGTAGACTTACTTACATTTATTTCTTGAGCTACACCAGTTAAATTTAATGTTCTAGGCTTTTTAAAATAATAAAGTTCCATAAGTTTTTGAGTTTCTGTAGTGCTATGATTATATACAACCTCTATAGCCGATTTCATTCTGGCCAATTGCGATAATCTTCTATCATTAACAACTCTAATAGCTTTTATTTCAGTTACACTTACATTGCTTTGCACCCTATCTCCACCGATATTAGTATCTTGTTGACTCCACGGGTTTAAAACTTCATCTCTTACACGCGCTATATCTTTATCGAAGTAGTTGTAATTGCTTAATTCACTTTCTAAATATCTTTGCGTTGATTTTCTCAAACTCATTCGTTTAACCCCCGTTAATCTTCAAAATGTCTCAATCTACTTCTTAATATCTCTATCTCTCGCTCTTTAACTTTCACATCGCCTTTTAACTGTTCAGCTTGCAACATCACACCAAACAATAAGATGACTAGTAATATAATTGCTATGATCAACCACATCATCTATTCAACCACCTCTAAATTCGGTTTATATTTTAATACACGACCACGCATAAATTCAGCATCTATTTTAGCTGAAAATAAATTGTCATATGATTTAGCTTCAAAAACATTACTAGTTGTAATAAGCGTTGTCCTTTCCGCAAACGACGATGTATATTTTCCTTGTAAATACACACCATTTTTTAACTCAACGATATATTCGATTGGTCTGTTTTCTTTCTTATAATTTTCCAATAATTTTTCATTCTTTTTTATGTCACGCTGTAATTCATCAACTTCCTCGCTCACTTCTTCAATTCGTCTATATATCACATATGCACATGCAATGAATATAACAATGTAAGCAGAAAAAAATACCCATTCCATCTACTCCGACACCTCCGCTCGAAAGACGTAATCACTCGGCGCCTCTACATCATCATTAGCCGTCATCACAATATATACTTGCTCAGTTACATACTTACCTAGCTCATACATCGCTAGTAAGAATAATAGTCTTAATATTTGTTTAATCATTGTTTATCTACCTTCTTTACTTCGTATAAGACCGGATATAAATTTAAAAAGTGTATTCTATATCCAATCGTCTTAACTTCTACTTTGTCGCCTACTTTTAACCTAGCTTGTATGTCTGCGCTATCAAATTTCTTTTTGAATAATAAGTCGGAGTTTTCAATGACTTGTTTGTTGTCTAATACAATATAGAACTTGTCTTCTTTATCTTGTCTCTTGTTATATTTATCTGTAATTGTCCCTTGATGTACTTCTTTGTTTTGGTAACTAGCCACTGTATAGATAGGCGATATGACAACAAGCATCAGTGCGATTACGCCGAATAATCGCAGTATTCCAGCAATAAAGATATCGAACCAATCCATATTTTTAAGTTTTTTAATCATCATTGTCATCTCCAGTATCAATTAAACTAGGCATCATTCTTAACATAGCCCTTAATTCATGTTCATTCATATTAGCCATCATAGGACTGTAAAATTCACTGTCTTTATCATTAATTTCTTTAATGAAATCATCTTCAATCTTAGCTTTTTCTTCAGGTGTTTTATTTTTATATTTTTTGATTATTTCAGTGTACTTTTTCGGGAATTTCATTTTAGGTATGTTAATCATCATCTGCCTCCTCGAATGGTTTCATTGTCTCAATATTAATATCCACCATACCCTCGTTTGGTTCGACTTTTTCAACGTGAAAGATACCAATATTTGATTTGATATCGTTTAAGTTGGTCGCTCCATCAACTGGTTTGTTCCGTGCCTCATATTTCTCTTTCGCTTCTTCTTTACTCTCTGCCTCAACAACTGTAAACCTTTGATTACTCTTAACTTTAGTTATGTGCGTATGTTTACGTCCTGTTGAATCTTTGAATGTTGTGACTAAATATTGTGTCACTTCCCCAAAACCTCCTTGACTCGATCTAAGATGTCTTTACACGTAACCTTTTTCTGTGTCTGCTGTTCCATCTTGTCTTGCATGATTTCGCTCCATTTTCTTTTTATAAGCTGAGATGAGTTTGTCGATAGTGTAGTATTGGATTGCAATAGCGAATGGTAAGAATAAATTAATACTAAACCAACCGTTGTATAATTCGTCTATATCTGACATAAATTCATCAACTATATCACTGTCATTAAAATCAATTTCAACACTATCTATACAATCGGTAAAAATGCCATCTTCTACATAATCCAAAATTTCTTCCATATCGTCTGATTGTTGATTCGCAATACTCAATCCAAACGCCAACATGTCAGCTAATTCATCAAGTTGTACGTCTAACGGCTTACCTGGTTTCTTCTTCCAGTTCTTAAACGTTTCCAATGTATTAAACCATTCAAAGAATTCAACTACATATGCTATTTTGCTATCTCGTAAGTTCAGCGTTGGTATTCTATCGTCGAACTCCTTTTGTATTTGTAATAACTCTTGTAATTGATCAATTGTTAATGTGTTATTCATTTTCCTGTGCCTCCTCTACATTAATTTCATATTCATCATAATTAAATGATGCTTCAAATATCGCAATAAAATCCGCCTCAATTTCTGCTTCTTCTAAACTTTCAGCCTCGATAGTCTCTTCAATCATGCCAGCGTATGTGATTTGGACATTAAATTTCTTCATTTTCCTGCTCCTCCTCATATTTATAGACCACTTGCCCCGTCATAATCCCTACTGCTTCATCAAGACCAATATCTTCTTTGAGTGCATCTTGCATAGCATTAGGTAAACCCTCAAGTATTTCATCAAACGCTTGCGCTTTCTTATACACGTCTTCAACCTCTTTTAGTAATCCCTCTGTGTCATTACCGTTATAGGCACTAGCACTGATAATTGATTGTTCAATTTGTTCGCGGTTATTCATCATTTCCATCTCCTCTAAAATAAAGTTAGTTGCTTCTGCTCCTCGTATTCCAAACCATGTTGCTTTATATATGTTTCGAGCTCTTCTGCTGTATCAAATGTCTTTTTCACGCCTTGCCAACCTGGTACGATATGCCCATGAAAGTAATAAGTGCCGTTTACTACATGAATATGTGCCACTCGTTCGTTATCCTGATACAGATATCTCTTAGATCCAAAGAATTGATTTAGGTATTCTTTGCGTGCGTTATCTGTCATGATCTACTTCTTAACTTTCACGAATATGTCGTTTTCCATCAGGTAGCACGCATAACGTCCTCTTGGATGTTTCTGTGGTACATTAAACAAATGTGGCTTCTTTCTTCTTAGCTCAGCCTCTTTCTTTTGCTTTCTTTCCAATTTGCGTTCGAGTCTAGCTTGTTCCAGTCTTTCTATTGTTTTCTTTTCTCTGTACTCGCTTAAACGCGTACCTTCTGGTGCG